CTGGCAGCTAAGCTGCCAGGTCTACTTGCTTAGGAGATGACAGATGACACAGGAAACCCCTTCTGCCAATAAACCGCTTATTGGCAATCTTTTTATTCGCAACGGTAAATCCTATTTCCGCTTTGCCAAAGGTGTTGAAGTTCGGATTAAACCGGTCAGCCCGGCTTTAGTCCAGGAAGTCCAACGCGCAAACCCCCGGCCAGCTCCCCCGCTCCGTCAGATTGCCGTCGGTGACGGCACTTTCATGGAAGAAGAAAACGAATCCGACCCGGATTACCGGGAAAAATTCAAAGCCTGGTCAATGAAATCCGAAGACGATTTCGCGGACCTGCTTTTAGAACTCGGCGTTGAACTGGTCACGCCCATAGACCAGCAGGCTGTGGACGCTATCAAAATTTTTATGTTGAAGCGGTTCGCGGTTGACCTTACTCAAAAAGGTGACGGCTCTGACCGGTATATCTATGTCCGGTATGTTCTCCCTGAAAGCGAAGCCGAGTTGCAAGCTCTTACTCAGGCTCTTATGGGTCGGAGTAAGCCGGACGAAGGAGCGATAGCGCAAGCTATCGAGAATTTTTCAGGCAACATTCAAGGGTAAGGACATATTCAAGTATGTGCTCCCCCGGTCCGGTTTCAGGTTTAATCCACAGCTCGATTATGACCTGGCCGCGCATTGGTGGGGGTACAAACTTGAAGAGTTCTGGGAGCTCTTACCTGATGAACAGGCGTACAGGGTAGCCGTTTACCGGATAGAGCGACAAATGGAAGCCGTTCTGGCCTGGCAAAAGGCTAAAAGAAGGAAACCCGGAAGTTAAATGGAAGATGTTGGCGTAAGGTTTATAGCCCAGGGGTTTGACGACTTCCAGGGCACCATGACCGCCGCAACCAAGTCCGTTGAAAAATTCGGAGAGGCTGCCGGCGGCTTTTCCTTGCAGTTCGACATTTTCTCTTCCGGGATTAAAGAAGCTACTTCGGCGGTCAAGGGCATGGCTCCAGGTCTGGATACCTGGAGCAAGGCTATGAAAGACGCCCAGACTCAGACCGTTAATTTCACTTCCACTTCAAAAAATGTAACCGAATTCAAATCAACCTTTTCCGCTACTACCAGGGAAATTTCTTCCAGTACCGATTCTGCAAAGACCTCAATTATAAATTTCGGCGGGGCTATCAAGGGTATAGCCGGCGCTGTAGGTGGTTTCGCCGGGGGCGCGGTTGTTTCGACTATCTCAGGGATTGCCGGGGCTGCCGGTAAAGCTGCTTCGGGCCTGGCCGATATGGGCAAGGCGGCCCTGGGTACCGCCGCGAGCGGCCTTAAAACGGTTGGCAGCCTGGCTCTTGATGCTGCCGGCGCCCTTGCCAGTCTCGGTTTAAAAGCTGCCGAAGCTGGAGTTAATGCTGCTAAAGGGTTTACCGTTGACAGCGTCAAAGTTTATACCGATTTTTCTCAGAAAATTTCCGGGATTGCAGCGGTAGCCGGGGCTACTTCCGAAGAGCTCCAGCAGATGAGCGACAAGGCCCTGGAGTTAGGGGCTAAATTCCCGGTCTCGGCCAGCCAGGCCGCCGACGCTATGGCTAATCTTGCCAGCGCCGGTTTTAAGGCTAAAGACACCATCGCGGCAGCTGATTCTGTCGTTCTGCTCGCTACCGCCGGCCAGCTCGACATGGCGAAGTCGGCTGACATTCTTTCGTCAGCGATGAACGGCTTCAACCTGGTTACCAATGATACTGCTACCAACGTCAAAAACGCTGCTCACGTAACCGACCTTATGGCCGCTACCGCTAACGCGAGCGCGGTCAGTATCCAGGACATCGGCGCAACAATGAAATATGTTGCCCCGGTAGCCCAGGCCGCCGGCTTCAGTATCGAGGATATGTCCAAGGCAATCGGCCTTATGGGTAACGCCGGTATCAAGGGTAGCTCGGCTGGTACGGCGCTTCGCTCGATTATTACCCGCCTGGCCGCTCCGACCGCTGAGAGTGCGGCGGCTATGGAAACGCTCGGCCTTAAAATGACCGACGCGAGCGGTAAGGCCCGGCCTTTCCAGGATATTTTATTAGAACTACGTAGCAAGTTCGGTAAGCTCTCCCAGGTCCAGCAGGTAGACCTTGCCAAAAAGCTCGGCGGTCAGGAAGCTATGGCCGGGCTGTTGGCTATGGTAAATGCCAGCCCGGAAGCCTTCGACAACATGTCCAAGTCCATAGACGAAGCCGGTGGGGCCGCTTCCGATATGGCCGCCGTAATGTCGGATAACCTTAACGGCAAGCTCCAGAACATGCAGGGCTCAATTGAAACCCTGCAAATTAAATTCGGGAAGGCCCTGGCCCCGGCTATCGGAGCAGTCTACGACGAAATTTCTGACCTGGCTAACAAACTGGGCCCCTTCGCCGACCAGTTAGCCCCTAAAGTCTCCCTGGCTGTGGATAAAGTAAAAACCACAGTTGACGGCCTTTCCAAGGGCTGGGGTATTTTTAAGGGGGCTTTTAGCTCTGGTTTTACGGTACCGCCGGGCTGGGATGGCCTGGTAGGGACAATGGGGCGGCTAGGGACTGCCCTGGCCCCGTTAAAAGGGGCTGTAAGCGATTTAATAACCGCTATCCTACCCGAACCAGCTATCAAGTTTTCGGATAGTATCGGCGGGGTAGCTCAGGCTGCCCAGGACGCTCACCCGGTCATTGATGGTATAGCAACCATTGTAAATACCGTCCTGGTGCCAGGCATCGAGAAGGCGGCCCAGGTCGTCGATACCATGCAACTGGCCTTCTCCAAGGTCCAGGGGGCTATCGGCCCGGCCATGCCTACCCTGACCGACCTGGCCGGCAAAGCGCTCGCCATTTACCAGGCGGTCAGCCCCTTAAATATCGCCCTTGATGTGTTTACCGGGATTGTTACCGGCGGGTTACCAGGCGGGATAGATGCTCTCGGCCAGCACGTAGTAGACCTGGGCAAGGTCTTTGGAGTGGACCTGTCCGACCCGGTCAACACCGTAACCGGGTTTATCAAAACCGATTTAATCCCCGGAATCGGTACCATCGCTCAAACCATAATGGATACTGCCCCGAAGGTTATCAAATTCGGGCAGGATTTCCTGGACCAGGTTTTACCGCCGATTCAATCCTTTATCGGCTGGCTTGATACAAACGTCAGCCCTGTGGTCAATTCGGCTTTTGACACTTTCCAGACCGTTGTTTTACCTGCCCTGGGCCGGTTCGGGGATTTTATAAAAGAAACCGTTTTACCCAGGGTTGGAGACCTGGTTAATTTTATCGGGGAAAAAGTAAAACCCATTTTTGAAAAGGGTTTCGAGGTTCTCTCCACAACCGTAATCCCTACCATAGGTAACCTGGTCAGCGTTATAACCGATAACGTAATCCCTACCCTTATGAGCTGGTGGTCCATTATCGGGACCGTCCTGGAACCCATAATTTCCTTCCTGGCTGACGTAATAACGACCGTCGTTTTACCGGCTATTCAAAAAATCTGGGGCTTCATAAACGACCCGCTTATCCCGATTTTCAAGAACCTGGCTAACATAGCCAATACCGTTGTTTTACCGGCAGTCCAGGGCATAGCTAACTTCTTTAACGAAGGGTTGCACGGGGCCATTGATAAGATTATTTCTATCTGGAATGACCTGATAGACCGTTTTGGAAACGGTGCCGATGCCATAGGTAAGCTTTTTTCGGGTGACATTCCGGGAGCTTTCGACGCTTTCTCGAAGGCAGCAGAAGGTACTAAAAATAAAATTAATGTCACCTGGGATGATACTACCAAGTCTTCGTCCGACCTGGCAAAAAATATTGAGAACGATACCGCTTCGGCCAGCAGCTCCTGGGGTACTGCTGCTACCGATATAGGCACTTCTTCTTCCAATATTCAGACCGCTGCCGGGAATGTCTCTACTGCTACTTCCGGCATGGCTACGAATGTTCAGGGGGATTTTAACAAGGTCGGCACGACCGTTAAAAACCAGAACTATACCGCTGATGCTACCGCCGCCGGTAAAACCATTTCCCAGGGCCTTATGGCCGGTATCAGCGCTATGGCGGCGGCGGTAGCGAGCGCGGCTTCTAACGTGGCTCAGGGGGCTATTAATTCGGCCAAACGGACACTTTCTAGCGCTTCCCCTTCTAAGGTTTTCATCGGTATCGGCGAAGATGTTTCGCTCGGTTTTGCTATAGGTATTACCAACCAGGGGGATTTACCCTCTACCGCCATAGGCCAGGTAATCGACGGCGTGCTGGAGACTGTGGAGATACATCAAACTCAATTTGAAAAGAGTCTGGATTATGTTCCGTATACCTTCGAACAACTGGCACCTTCCATAACCAGTTTTAAGCCAAAAATCACCGGCGCTATAACCGATCTTACCGGCACAATGGGCCAGATAATCGAGGACAACACTAAGCCTATCGAGGACCAGTTACACAATATTTCCTTCCAGGTCGACCAGACCGGGCAAGATATAGCCGATAAATCTACAGGACCTGGGAGCCCCGCCGACGCTATGTCCGGTGTTTTAGATGCGGTTGGCAAGGTCATTGACAGCTATACAACCATCCTGGTCCAGAAACTTACCGACCTGCTCAACCGGGTTAACCAGATTCTAGCGGCTATAACTTCGGCGGTAAACCAGGCGAACGGTACCCAGTTTCATAATTACGGCGATGACCCGGTCAGCTCGCACGGCCCCTGGGTTGTTACCAACTCCGGCAACGGCAATAACAGCTCTGCCGCTTCAAATGGCCTTATCCCTGCCTTTGCGAGCGGTATCCAGGGTTTCAGGGGCGGCATGGCTTTTATCGCCGATAGGGGCCCGGAGATGGTTAATTTGCCGAGCGGCCAGAGTTATTTAGCAGCTATGCCGACCGTTGCTTCCTTACCTGCCGGCACCGATATTCTCTCGGCCCCGGCAACCAGGGGCATGCTCCAGGGTAAATACTCGAATTACAGCCCGGCGGCAACCGGCGGTCAGATTTATAACTCTACTACCAGCTATACCGACGCCCGGCAGTACAACCTGAGTATGCAATCAATGCGAAGTACCGAAAATATTGCTATTGATTTCAGAATTTTAGAGACCCTTAGTTAGGAAAAACAATGCCAGGTTACCAGCACTCGCAAATACCGGATAATAATTTTACTTATGCCCTGGCTCCCCTTTTAGGGAAAGGCTTTTTTTCCATTGTTAATAATACCTCTGGCAGCGTTGTTAATTTGAATTTACCCGGTCTTCAGGTGCTGGCTTATGCCGGCACAGGATTACCGCCTATTCAAAATACTATAATTCCTTACGGTTTATTACCTGGTGGATTTTTACAAAGGACTACCCCGCAATCCAGGCCGATAATTTTATCCTTTGCTGCCCAGGCCAATACTCATTTCAATTTACAGAAATTAAAACAGTCTTTAATAAACCTGGTTGCCCCTTCCAATTCTTTGCAGACTGCAAAAGATTTGAGTTTGCGCTTCCAGGCTGTGGACTATAACGGGAATAAAATCGGTGACCCTCTGGACTGCCCGGTTATTTATACCGGCGGCCTGGAAGGTAATACGACCGACCTTTATTCGGAAAAGTTTGCGCTCAATTTTTTAGAGTTGGCTCCGCCTTCCATAACCGAACTTACTTCCAATACCGTTAATACTAATTTTTTCTCTACGGCTGCTAACTCCCTGGGCTATCAATATAAGACCGGGCCGACCGGCACCTGGAATGTCGCAAACGTCGGTAACGGGCCTATAGGAGCGCTCTTGTATGACCAGTCAGGTGATTTATGGTACGGGAATTCAAACACTCAGGCTAAAGTAGCTAACCGGTCTGGCACAGTTAACCAGGCTATTTCTTACAGCCCGATACCTGCTGCTTCTCAGGTAAGTACTATAATCCAGGCCCCGAACCAGGATATTTATATAGGCGGTAATTTCGATACTCCACAGTCTTACGTCATGAAATATTCCGGCGGTACTTTTCAGAGCGCCGGGCCTACCACTCCCCCGAACGGCGCTGTCAGTTCCATGGTTATGGACAATTACGGCAACATTTATATCGCTTCGCTTTCAAGCGGATTCTCATCGCCTTCCGGCCATTTTGCCAAAATGACAGGGACTACCTGGTCTTCAGTAGGTACCGGCACGACCGGCTCGGTCCGGTGCATGGTAAAAGGCCCGGACGGTTTTATTTACCTGGCCGGGACTTTCTCCAGTTTCGGCGGTGTAAGCGCTAATAATATTGTTAAATACGACCCGGTTTCTTTTAATTTTACTGCGCTGGGTTCCGGTATAACCGGTGGCGGCGGTGCTATCTGGTCAATCGGCTTTTTGCCGGACGGCAGGTTAATTGCTGCCGGTGATTTTACAACTGCTGGCGGTCAGACTGCTAAAAATATAGCAATCTGGAACGGTACGAGCTGGTCGGCCCTGGGCCCCGGCCTTAACGGTATAGTTCGGACTCTGACCATAGACCCGGTAAACGGCGACGTTTATGTTTTCGGGCTTTTTACTCAGACCGGGGATAACACTTACCCGATTTCCCCTACCGCCGTTAAATGGAACGGTAGTATTTATACCCCTTTCGATATTTCCAGTAGCGGCGGTTCTACCGGGTTTTCGCAATCGGCTTTTCGAGTTTCCGATAAAGAACTGGCCCTGGCAGTCAACGCTTCCCTTACCCTGAATTATTCCGGGGTTACCACGATTAATTACACCGGAACGGCTGACTGCTTTCCCTTGATTAAATTTACCGGGTTTTGCCAACCGGTTTTTATCGCTAACAGCACAACTAAAAAAGTTCTTTATTTTAATAATTATTATTGCCAGCCTGGCGAAATAGCTTACCTGCAAGCCGGCGGCCCGAACGGAGTTTCTTTTACCTCGAATTTTCCGCAAGCCAATTCCAACATATTAAATAAGCTCCTGGGCGGCAGCGATATGTCAGCTTTTAGCCTGGTGCCTGGAGTCAATAATATCGTTGTTTTTGTACTAAGTTTTATTTCCCCTGGGAAAATCGAGCTTATTTACAAAAATACTCACTGGGGATTTGAGGCCGGCGCATGATAACAACTAGCGGCAGCAACTACGATGTTTATTTAAACAGCCCGGTCGGCCAGCGCCTGAAGGTTATACCGGATTTTGTAAAACTTAATTACTCTTACGCTGAAAAAAAATTAGGTAACCTGGTCATAGTGGTACCTATAAAATATTTGCCTTTTGTAAGCGAGTATTGTCAGATTGAGATATGGCGTAAAGCAGCAGGGCAAACCATAGCAAAGCTCGAACTCGAAGCCCTGTGGATTATCCTTTATTACCGGCCCTATGTTTCTGACCGGGGAGAGTTATTATTAGAGATTGCTGCTGTAGACGGTAAACTGGCTCTCTTAAACCGGATTGTCGCTTATTTTTCAGGGACTTCTCAGGCTTCTAAGAGCGGTTTTGCTGGAAACATCATTAAATCTATCGCTTCCGAAAATATTGCTTCCACAGCCAATGACTATACCGGGACGGCCAACACCGGGCTTTACCCACGCGGTATTCCCAGTAATTATTTTTCAATCCAGCCTAATCTAAATGACGGCGCGAGCGTCGATATGAGTTTTGCCTGGCAGAATTGTCTCGAAGCCATGCAGGATATAGCCGATGCTTCGGAAACTGCCGGCACCTACCTTGGATTCGATACAGTTTACGACGGTGCCGGTAAGCTGGAACTTCGAACTTACTCTAAACAGCGGGGAACTGACCGTACCCTCAATAGTATGAATCCGGTAATCCTGGACCCGAGTTTTGGGAATTTTGGTTCTGCTCAATTTGAATTTGACTATAACAACGAAATTAATTTTGTTTATTGCGGCGGCCAGGATACAGGCACAAGCCGGAAAGTTGCTACTTCGGCAAACGTAGCCAGGTGGACCCTGGGTCCGTTCTCCCGGCGTGAGACTTTTGAAGACGCTCGGCAAAGTGACACACTGGCTCAGGTCCAGGACAGTGCTGACGCGGCCCTGCGAGCGGGCAAGGGCAATATTGTTTTCTCCGGCCAGTTAATTGAAACTCCCTTTAATCGCTACGGAATTGATTACAACTTCGGTGATATTTTACCCTGCCAGTTTTTAGGTAAATTGAATAATTGTCGTTTGAATCAGTTAGCGGTTAACGTCGAAGGCAAAGAGGAAATCCAGGTACAGCTAACAGGTATTCTATGACAGCCGATTTTAACCCGCATATAAAAAGATTAAATAAAAAAACGGCCAGCCTGGAAAACGACATTAAAAAGTTAAAAACTTTAGATGTTTTTCAGGATATTGACGTTGTAAAAAAGGTCGCTACCCTGCCGGCGGCCAGCTCTGATTTAAACGGTTACAGGTTTTTCCAGGATTCAGACAAACTCGAATATTACTGCGATGGTACCAAGTGGCTTTCAACCCAACTTTTTGAAGTTGAAATTAAGCAAACAGGCACCTATGCGCAACCTTTTACTTTTACAAGTAATGCTTCATTCGGCCAGGGGTCTGTCCATGGGTCTCTATTGGGGGCGATTCCTAGCAGTTCATTTGTTTTTGTTGGTATGGAGATTACTTGCTCTACTGCGGCAACTTATGACGCTACTCACTACTGGCAACCTAACGTATTCATAACTAACTCAGCCGGGGCTACTACTGAAATATTCGGTGTGATTTTGCGTGACGCAACACACAATACAGCCGGTCAGATATATCATTTCGGCGCACCAGGAGTTAATACCGTTTACAACACCAGCACGGCGGCTTTGGTGGGATTGGTCTACCGCAACAATGTCTCGCCCTCAATTAGTGCCGGGACATTAACAGTTTACAAACAATCTGTTTTCATACGGATTGTTGGTTAAATGACCAGGACTTTTACTCTCAGGAAAGTTGTTTAATCAACAAGGTCAAGGCAAATGAACTTATTATTTACTCATTACGATATTTTTACGGACCTGTTAACGCCTGATAAAAACGCGATTCTTTCTTTTATTTACGGACTGGTGAGCGGCTGGCTCGGTACCTTTATTCGCAATTCGCTCATTCCCAGTTCGAAACCGGGAGTAAAAAAAGAAAGTCTTACTCATTACTTCGGTTGGTCTTCTTTTGGAGCCCTGGTAGCACTCTCTATAAATTCGCAACCCATAGTTTCTATAATTATCGGTTTCGGCGCTCCCAGTTTTTTTAAGGGTATGCAGGATATGACTCCCGGCCTGGTCGAGTTTATTAAAGCTAAGCTGCCCCAGGGCAATACGAACACGAAAAAGGATTAGCAGTATGGAATGGTTGAACAACTTAATCGACTGGGCCAATAGAGTCGACTTAGCCTGGCTAATCAAAGCTGAGTATATCCTTATGAACTTTTTTATCATCGGCCTGGTGACGATGATTTTCCAGAAGCCCCGCTGGATTCGATACCGGATAGTTTTAACTATCTGCATCGTTTTAATAGCTTTTTTCATGCGCTTTGCTTTCGTCAACGCTGCGAGCAGTTTCCAGGGCGGCTACGGTCCGGCCCTGGCCGGCTTCTTCAGTAACGATGTTATCCGGTCCCTCTTTCACATGGTCCTCTTATATTTCCTGGTTTACCGGTTCGTAAAAGTAAGCTGCCTTTCGAGCCAGCGAGCGATACGAGAAAAATATCTCAAGATTGCAAAGGAGAGTTGATATGTACGATTTTCATGTCCTTTACCAGCAAATTAACCAGCCGACACTTTCGTCGGCGGTTGACGTTGCCCTGGTCATTCTTTCCGGTTTTATATCCGCTTTTATCCTGCCGCCGCTGGTAGGCTTCCTGACGGCTAAAACGGCCCCAGGTTGGGTAAAAAGCCTTATAGCGTCCGTCCTGGCCCTTGTGGAAGCCCTGGTAGCCGTCTGGTTGGCCGGAGAGCTCAACTGGACCAATTACGCCGCTACAGCTCTTACTGTGCTCCTGGCCGCCGGCGCGAGTTATAAGACGGTTACCGGTGAAATTTCGAAGAAAGCCCAGGAGACCGGGCTTCAAATCGGGGCTAACACTACAAGCTAGGAGATTAAAATGATTCACTTTTTTATAGCCTTCCTGGCGCTCCTGACGGCTCTGCCAGTCTTTGACCCGGGCAAAGACCCTGCTACGTCTCAAAGGCTGCTCAGCAGGGCCGGACGGGGCCGTAAGCGCTACGGGGTGACTTACCAGGCAGGTATTATCGTCATCCATATCCAGGAAGGTCTCAACGACTTACCGAGCTATTTCGCCGGTATCCTGGCCGACAGCACCTTCTGGGTTACCCGCGTCGGTGAAAAGGTTCGCATGATGTTCGACACGGACGAAGTGTGGACTAACGGTGATTTTACCGAGCCTATTAACCATACTAACCGGGTTATCCAGGCCATATTTAATTTACTGGCCCCCAGGGGCATAAACTCTAATGTTGTCTCTTTAACGATTGAAAACCAGGGTTTCGCCGGCCAGGAAATTACCGATGTTCAATACCAGGCCCTGGCCGAAGTCTGCGCTTACTGGTGTACGAAATTCGGCTGGCCGGCTGACAGGGAACATATCGTAGGTCATTATGAAATCGGCGAGCACAAAGGCTGCCCTGGTAAAGCCGTATCGCTGGAAAGGTTGGTAAAAATGACTCAGCAGCTTATGAATACTCCACAGCCGACGAATATCGAGGACCCGTTCGGTGACCCGAACACCTGGCATTGTACGGTGACCGATAAATGGGTCGTAAACGAACATGGTTTCCTGGACCAGTGGCGGCGAATGGGCGGCCTGCCGGTTATCGGTTACCCGCTTACCGGGCTCCGGGTCCAGGCCGGCACTATCCCGGACCCTAAAAACCCGGAGACGGCTATCCTGGAGCAGTATTTCGAGCGAGCCCGGTTCGAGTATCACCGGGACAAAGGGGTCTTTATGCTCGGCCTGGTCGGCTCCGAGGCCCTGGCGGCCAACATCGCCGCCGGCAAAGCGACCCCCTAAACAACATCTTCTGTCATCTAAACAGGCCATGCTCCGGGCGGTTGCATGGCCCTTATTTTATTAATCTTCTCCCCATTTATCGTTTCTTTTAGCCCAGTCTACAGCCCCGGCATTTTTATTTTTATTTTGCCTGGAGGTATTAACCTTTTTATTTTGTTTTTCTTTTGTATCTGTATATTTTGCAGTAGGGGTATCTGCAAAATTTGCGGTACCCCCATCTGCAAAATTTGCAGTAGGGGTGTGGATAAGTGGATAACCCTTGATGTTAAGCTCATAGATGCTGGTATCTTTTGCACCGTTCGCCTTATTCATCAAATGTTTGAAGATGAAACCCCGCTGGACCAGGCTCTTTAGAGCTGTCGCTAAACTCCGCTCGCTGACTCCAGCTCCCCGGTCCACCTGGGAGCCGTCGAACCGCTTGATACCTTCCATGAACTGGCTATAGCTGATTGCGTCGGCGGCTTTCCGGTCACCGTACTGCGTGGTATAGCCGTAAGTGTGCCGGAAAATATAGAGCATTACTTTTAACTCGCTCTCGGATAAATCCTGCATTAAAAAATCCAGGAACTTATTCGGAATTCCGGTAAAAGTCGGCTCTCCAAAACCTTCAAACTCGGTTGAAGTAGTCATTTTGGCTATTTACTTTCTTTTTCACACCTGCTAAGATGTGAAGGACACGAAAAAGGAGCTTTTTTAAAAGCCATTTCGGTCAAATATTTGGAAAAGAATTTTCAGCCCCTAGTGCAAATAGGGGCTTTTATTATGTCTAGAACATGTTATCAACTAATGGGGAAGAGTCAAGAGGATTAATTTTGGATTAGCCGATACGGACAAACATATTAGGATACTTTTCTGTTACATCTTCAACTTTAACCGGCAATTCCCCCTTATCAGCCTTTTCCTGTAAATCTTTCCTTAGCTCTTCAAAAACTTCGTCCGATAAATACTCATTCATATTTACTTCGTTACTGATTTGAAAAACCCAGTCTTTAGAGTAAATTTTAGCAATTTTCTTTTTCATTACTCTCCAGCTCCCCGCCGCGCTAACTTTTCCCGGCAAGCATTGTTAATCCAGGTATTGACGCTCACATCGTCTTCTTCAGCGGCTTTTTTGATTTCTTCCAGGAGCGCCGGTCGAAAGTAAGTCGAATAAGGCTTTTTATTTTTTCTGCTCTCGGTTTCCACAGGTGGGGCGACTTCGGCTTCCAGCTCGCCCAGGAAGCGGTCAGCGGCGGCGGCCTGGTCGGTATTCCCTTTTACCGGCAGTTTCGTGACTTTGGTAGTGAGCGCCATTTAATTAATCCTCTTCTTTGTAAATTTCTTTTTCGAGCGCCGTTATTTCTTCGATAGCCTTCGGGTCTCGTGGTTGGTATTCGGTGACGGCCCGGCCCGTAGCCGACGAGTTCGAGAATGACTTGCGCCGGCCAATGCTGCCCAGGACCTCGATTCCTTCAATCCCCTTCAAAAACTCCAGGGCCTCTTCGTTATCGCGGCCAGCCGGGTCGGCCATGTTCAAGATTGTACAGACCCTTATTTCGTGTGGATTCCCGGCCCTTGCATCTTCGATAATTTCGAGAGTTTGCTGGAAGGCCAGTATATCGTAAGTGCGCGGCTGGACCGGCACCAGGACGGTCTCGGCAATCAACAGGGCGGCCCGTAGAGACAGGTTGTCCTGGCCGCCTACGTCAATGATGGTATCGTCGTATTTAGCCGCTAAATCGGCCCCCTGGGCGCTCAGGAGCCGGTTTCTAAGGCTTACCGCCGCGAAGCCGATATTGCCTAGGTTGTCGTCCCTTAACTGGGTAAAGCTTAAAGAATTTTCCTGCTTATCGCCGTCAATCAGGAGCACGGAGCGCCGGCGAGCGGTCCGTAAGACGGCCAGGTTAGTTGCGAGTGTGGTCTTCCCGCTACCCCCTTTGGTTGACCCTACAACCAGTATGGACATTCGTTTTCTTTCTTTTCGTCACCTGTCATCAATATTATTCCAACATTAAAACAATTCTAAAATAGCACTCTATTAATGTCAACGAAATTCAGGATTTTAGGCATTTCTATTGACATAGCGAAGCTAGTTTGCTACTATAGTAGTATTAAAACAATATTGAAATAGCATTGGTTTAACATTGTGTCTGACGCGGAAGAGGAAGAAAAAAGAAGTAAACAGCGGAGTGAAGCCGGTCGTAAAGGCTATCTTGCGGCTCTGGCTAAAAACCCCGATTTTCATTCTCTCGGCGGTAAGGCTTTTGTCGAACGCATAGATATGTTCTTTTGCTCCTGTCATGGGGTAGGTCTCGGAGCAGCCTACGCTCATAACAAGGTCAAAGGTAAGAAACATCGTTACAGGAAAAGTTAAGGAGTTAACAATGATTACTCAAGCCCGTCCCCGTGTCCTTGGAAAGAAACGCACTATTGATGGTGTGACTTATGACTCTCGCGGTTATAACCTGGACTTCCGCACCAGCACCCGTTTTCGTCGTCACGATTTCAATAGCTGGAAGAAGGTAGCTCATCGTTACTCAGGAAATAATTAATGGCAATCAAGATAGTTAAACTAACCCAGGAGAGCGAGACCGCGCCAGCTAAATATAGCGGCACCGTACAAACCAGCCCTACGCTTTTTTGCGACTTCTTTTTTTATTTCAAGCATTGCCGCTGGAATTTAGAGCTTTACACACCGGGTGGTGATTTAGATTTAGACGGTTATATAGGTGAGGGCGGCGAGCTCGACGATATGAATAAGACCGTCGCTACCAGCATTATCACCTATGCCCTGGCTACTCTCCTGGGCGATGCCGAAGTAGTCTGGAAGTTAAGGGAATGAAAACAACTTCATTGAGATTCAATATCAGAATAGGTAAAGACCGTTACGGACTGGACTATGACACAAATTATGGAATGAACAAAAGAACCGGCTGGTCTTTTACCTGGAACGGAAGTTATTTTACCGAGCTTGAAAAGAGCTTGATAAAAGCGGTCTGGGTTGGTTTCAAGAAAAGCCGGGCTGCGAAGAAGGACATGGAGAAATATGAGAGTAAGTAACGAACTGGACTATTACGAAACCCTGGAGCGCATTTCGAAATACGACAGCCCGGAAAAGCTGAAGAAAAACAGCGGTAAAGACTGGGGCCTGAATTATCACGAAGCGCTCGAAATGGCCTACGAAAACGTTATTGAAGAGGCTAAAGGGGCAATCAAGGGCCGCCGGCGTCCGAAAAAGGAAGGTCAAAATGCAGCAAAAATTTAAGTGGCAAGTTGTTAACCCGGAGACCGGGGAAATTCTGGCCGGAGCTAACGACCGCGAGACCGCGAACTTCATAGCTACAAAGCTCGAAGGCAAAGTCGAAGAAGCGATTATTGCCAGCATTAACGGGGAACTCAGTTTCAGCAAAACTAATTTCTATTTTCTCAGCGATGAATCGGAAACCCTTCCCGAAGCCATAGCTTCAGCTTTAGGGGTTAAATTCCCTTCCGGTCGAAACACCGGGCAATCTATAGAACTTGGTTATGTAAACATAACTATTAGAAATACCGTAGACGACCGCGAACTTAACGACCACTAGGAGTTTTCTATGAAGATTGAAACCAAGGCTTCTCTTAACACGGAAGACCTTACGAAGGTTATTAAGACCTATTTCGAGCAAGCTGGTTACCGGGTCTTATCCGGGTTAGACGACCAGCAAATTCTAAACTTCCAGGTCGAATTCATAGTTGAACAGGCCGGTTCGACTCCAGCACCGGCAGAAAAAAAAAAATACTAAGTCCGGCCAGACAAGAAGTGCTCCGCAAAGCCAGGGCTAAATATTCTGAGAAAAAGAGACTGGAGAAAGAAGCTCAGAAACAAGAGGTGGTTGCGCCGGCTCCTGACCCTTTTTGGGACAACCGGTAGGGCAAACACCTGAACAATTAGGTTACAAACAGCTCTCGGAAACCTGGGTAGTCAATAACAAACATAAAGGCAGGGGTTGCGAAATCTGTCACGAAACAAATCCTAAACGTGGCTTCTACCCGATTTTCGAAGATGAGAAGGAAAAGACACATAAAATTTGTTGGGATTGTTACGACCTCTGGTGCGACGAAGAGCTTCAAAGAGAGCGGATAAATGGAACAAAAAGAGCCTGAATTCAAAGTCGGCGATAAGGTCAAGCTGGTTAACCTTTTCTTTGACAACACTTCGTTATGTGAAGTAACGATGGTCGGCCAGTTTGATAACGACCTGGCCGGCGGCCAGCCGGTCAACCAGGACCAGGAACCGGTCATCTTCGCTTACAACTTACGGCGGCTAGATACCAGCGCGGTCTTTCACGGTGTACCAGAGTTTTACGTGAAACCTTTTAGAACGAAAAGGAAATCTAAAAATGAAGCTGCTTGATAAGGTCTACGATTTCCAGGGCTATTATGGCTCGGCGGCCTGGTGCTACATAAAGATTTACCGCTCCGATAACGGCTGGACTACCGTCATAGCAACCGAGCCGATAGATTCTACCGGCGGGTACGCGAACCGGGGTATAAGCATTACCAACGCCGCCGAAAAACTGGCAACCGAGATTATCAAGAAATTCCCGATTATCGACCCCGGCAAGCTCTCCTGGATTGAGCATTACCCGGCTCGCGGCGGCTGGCTTAATAAAATGCCGGAACACTTCTCCCTGGTTCAATTCAAGTTTAATGGTCGTGAGTTCAGCAGTCCGACCTGGGTAAAGAAAGAAAAAATTGAAATCGAAGACTTAATCGGGGAGAAGTTGTAAATGTTTGACCAGAAAGAGCACAGGTGCCCGGCCTGTGGACATAAGAAAAAATATAACGAGTTTTACCTTCGAAATTACAAGCCGAACGGTATCTGTAAAGAGTGCTATCGGTTACGTTACCAGCATAAGAAAAGACGACCTGGTTATGCGAGCGCGAGCTTCGCGGCCTTAAATAATTTAAGAACGGGGGTTTAAGTGTTAGAGAAAGTAGCAATTATAAGATACGGGGAAAGAGAATTTTTAATTGAGCTTTTCTCCAAAAAAGGATATTTAACTGGGCGTTTCGATACCATTGAAGAAGCGCAAAATCAATTAAAAAGAAACGATTACACCTATCAATTTGAAGGTGTAAGTTTAGAAAAAGGTTATTTTGAAGTTTGGGGAGTATTAAATGCCAATTTACGGTAATTACACTTTAGCTCTTTATTGTGAAAATTACGACGATATGGACCCGGAAAATGTTTTTGACCCTAACGACAAAGAAAAAGTTTTCCATAGCTACAAAGAATTTCCGCATGAATTTATCAGCCGGGAAGAAGGAAGCAGAGCTAGAAATTCAGCAAGAGCGGCAGGTTGGAAATTAGATGTAGATAAAGGATTAGCTTACTGCCCTAAATGTGTTAGAAGGTATAAAGATGCCATTAAGCCCAAAACAGCTTCAAATTCTTGAAAAAATGCGCTCAGCCCAGAAGGTAATTATCCAGTCGAAGGAAGAAGAGTTACCGCCGGACCCTGAGACGGTGCCGCCTGTTAAAAGCAAGAAGCCTTCCTGGAGTCACCAGGAGACTGCTTACAGACTGGCCTATCACCGGAACAGCTTCGCCTTCTTCATGGAAATGGGTACCGGTAAATCAAAAGTAGCGGTGGACCTGATTGTTAATAAGGGTTTCAAGCTCTCGGTTATTTTTACGGTCAAGTCGGCGGTAGATTCGGTCTGGCCGGGAGAATTCGAAAAATACGCTGCCGAGCCGGTCCAGGTGTTACACCTTAAATTCAATAAGACTGCCGTCGAAAAGGTCAAAATTGCAAAGAAATTCCTTGAAGAAGCCAAGTCCACAGGGGGCGCCGCCGTGCTGGTCATGAATTACGAACTCGGTATCCAGCCGGCTATGAAGAGTTTTCTTATGGGCCTGCCGATTGACGCGGTATTCTGCGACGAGAGCCAGAAGATACAGGCGCCCGGCGGCAAGGCCAGCCAATTCCTTTATCACCTGGGGAAGCGCGTCCATTACCGGTACCTGCTCACCGGTACGCCCTTCCCCAGCTCGCCGCTCTCGATTTACGGCCAGTACCGCTTCATGGAACCGAACATCTTCGGCACCAGCTTCAACGCTTTTAAGTACCAGTACGCCGACTTCGACGAATTCGGGGTAACCGAATACAAGAATTTCGACGACCTGAATAAGAAGATTTACAGCCGGGCTTACCGGGTTAAGAGCGCCGATGTGCTGGACCTGCCGCCGCTCCAGACTATCGAACGGGCCTTCGAGCTGTCAGACAAGGCCCAGGCCGCCTATATGAGTATGGCCCGGACCTTCCTGGCGAAGCTCGACAAAGGCGAAATCCGAACCTCGAACGTGCTCAGTCGGGGCCTTCGCTTCCAGCAGCTTACGTCCGGCTGGCTACCTGTGGAGACCGAGCAGGGGCGGGAGCTGGAGCGGGTCGATTTTGGCAAAGAAGAAATCCTGACCGAACTCCTGGAAGGGGTCGAAGACGAAGAACCTTTCGTCATTTTCTGCCGCTTCACTCACGACCTGGATATTGTCCATAAAGTCAGCCTTAAACTGGGCCGCAAGTCCCTGGAGCTATCGGGCCGGGAAAACCAACTGGACCAGTGGAAGGCCGGGGCCGCGCCGGTGCTGGCGGTCCAGATTCAGGCCGGCGGGGCCGGTATAGACCTCACCAGGGCGCATTACGTGTGCTATTACTCTATCGGCTATATCCAGCCGGCTACGTATGAACAGAGCCTTTTTAGGGCCTACCGGCCCGGCCAGCGGCAATCGGTGACCATCTATCACATCGTGGCTAAAAATACGATTGACCGCAAAATCATGTACAACCTGGCTCACAAGCTCCAGATTAACGAAGAAGTCCTGACTTATCATTTAAGGGAAGTTGTAACGGGCAAATAACCTTTTTAAGGCTTTGCCCTTTATCAAATGGTGTGCATTAACACTTGACAGGGTGTTAATCAATTGCTAATATACATCATTATGACGATGTTAGAGTTTCTTCGATTGCGAAAATACAAGATTGCTGCTAGACTAAATTTCCAGTCTACAGCATCGGCCAATAACCAGATAGCGAACTTCGCTCTTGCGTCTTTCGAATATCGAAAGCTCTACTTCGAGACCAACGGCGTTTACCCGCCGGACGATGAAAACGATGTTCAGCACACCGAATATTACAACCGGGTGAAATATAACCGGGGAAGGAAAACAGACCTCAAAGCGGGTGAAAAAGATAGCAAGGCGAAAACTCCGGTAAAGGGTAGGAAAGCAGTTGAGTATGCGCGGAGCCGGGGCCAGGAGAACCTTATCGAAGATTCCGAACTTGACGCCCTTGCTAACGAAATTGCCAGTCTGCTTTAGAAAGGATGGTGAACACCGATGATTAAATGACTGAGTTAGTAAAAGAGAAAAAAACTTAAAAATGAAATGAATTGAGTGAGTATAAACAGTTTCCAGGAGCCCGGTAATACCCATCGGGCCCCTGGAGAAAGTAAGAAGAGATGGAAGTCTTAAAACAATTATTAGCAGCCCGGAAGGCCCTTGACGAAGCTAAAGCCGCCGAGAGTGAAGCACAAAAAAACTGGAGAGCCGCACAGGAAAGAGCCCTTGAATATTTCGCCGATAACGGGCTGGAGCGCGCCCGGCTCGACGGCATGACCATCTATCACACTTCCCGCGCCTGGGTAAAAGTCGACCTGGACCAGGAAGGCGTCAAAGAAGTCCTGGACCGTAACGGCCTGGGCTACCTGGTCAAAGAAACCGTAAACACTAATTCTCTTTCAAGCTGGTATAGCGAGCAAAGGGAGTTAGGCACCGAACTATCCCCCGAATTACTCGAAGTCCTGACTATCTCCGAAACGCCGGAAGTGCGAGTCAGGAAAGCAAGTTAACACCGATTCACCGAATCAAAAATACAAGGAGTTTTACTATGCCTACCAAAACTACCGACCTGGCCGTCGCTACGGCTCCCGAATATGTTGCCCTTTCTCTCGACACCAGCGAACTCACCGAAAGCTTGGCCGAGTCGCTCGGCTCGGAAGGCTTCGGGCCAAACGATTTTGACACCTTGACCGTCCCGAACGCTACCGCCGCGCCCGTGTGGAACCTGCCGGACAGTGACGAATCCCCGAAACAATTAAAAGGGATTATCATCTTTCACCAGCCGGTTCAAACCCTCTGGCTCAAACCCCTGAACGAAGGCAACTCTAACATGCCGCCGGATTGTGTTGGCCGGAAGGACCAGCGGACCGGCGAGCTGGTCGGTTCCCAAAACCGTCAATGGGTCTATGAGAACTTCAAAAATAGCCCCTATGTCCAGCGCCCCGAAGGGCTGGTTAATGAATTTCCTTCTCCCGTGTCTTCCATGCAAAAACAACTCTGCGAGACCTGCCCGTTCTCCCAGTGGAAAACTGCTCAAAAAGGCGGGGGCCAGTTCTGTACGGCGAAGCGCGATATTTACATGCTCCTGCCTGACCGGCCCTTCCCGGTCCTGGTCAAAGTGCCGCCGACCAGTCTCATTTCGGCCCGTAAGTATTTCTTGAGCCTATCTAAAAGCTTGCTCGGCCCTTCCAACGTCGAAACAATCCTTACACTCCAGAAGGAAAACGCAACTCCGCCTTACTACAAAATTGTTTTCACGAAGGGCCCACAGGTGGACCGCGAAAACGCCGCACGGGCAAAAGCCTACGGCGCGGCTATCAAACCCTTTATCGAAAAAGCGGCGGTAACCGCTACTCAAACCGCCGCGAAGAAGTCCGGTCCGGCGGTAAGCACCTTTGACGACTTCGACGACGAAGACGAAGAAATGGACTTGGAAGATTAACCCGCCATAAGGTCCGTTCTCCTTACTCCTACGAAAAGGGCCTGCTCCACCAGGCCCTTTTTAAATCAAAGGCTTTTATGGAAAAAATCGAACCGGCCAGCCCGGCTACAACCTGGTTACATTCGCTTTTTGGAACTAAAAAAAATGACGAATTTTTACTTATTTTCACGTTACCGGGGGAAACTTCGAACTGGTTCAGTAGCCTGGACAAAGCAGCGGCTTATGCCGAATCGGCTAAAGACTACAATGTCTATTTCGGAACGGCGCTCAGCCCGGACCCCCGCGAGCTCCTAAAAAAGTACCAGGCCGAAGAACCGGACAAATATAAAAACAAGTCTATCAACGGTATCCGGTGTAAGGCCGAAGAAACACTCGGCATAGCCGGCCTGTGGGTAGACCTGGACATTAAAGGCCCCGGCCATAAAAAAACCAACCTGCCCAGGACCGAAGAAGAAGCCCTGGAGATAATCGCCGAACTTCACTTCGAGCCGTCACACCTGGTCTTTTCCGGCGGCGGCCTGCAAGCCTGGTGGACTTTCCCCGAACTATGGCGCTTCTCCGGGCCGGAAGACCGGCAGCGAGCCGCTCTGCTGGTGGAGCGCTGGCAGACTTATGTAAAGAAAATTGCGAAAGAGCAGGGCCTGAAGAAAATCGGCCAGCCCTTCGAAGTAGACAGCACTCACGACCTGGCCCGCGTCTTCCGGGTACCCGGCACCTTTAACCGCAAAGACCCCAAAAATATTAAGCCGGTCCTTCTGGTCCAGACCGACGAAGCAATTCAAAAATACGAACCGGGAAAAATTGAAAAATTCCTGGACCAGGAAAAAATCTTCCTGGCTCCCCGCCCGGCCAGGACCAGCGAACCGGACAAAGCCGGGAAGATAAAAAACTTTTCCGGGCCGCTCGCGCTCCATAAAGACGCGTCACCGGAATTTAACGCCTTCCAGGCCCTGCTCGAAGACGAAGACGACAAGCGCTTCCGGCAAAGCTGGGAACACAAGCGCCGGGACTTTACCGACCAGTCAACGTCCGGCTACGACCTTTCCCTGGCAACGCTGGCCTTCGGGGCTGACTGGACCCCCCAGGAAGTCACTAACCTGGTTATAGCCCACAGGCGCAAGTGGAACGAAGACCTGAAGCTGGACCGGCCCGATTACTACCAACGAACAATTACCAGGGCCCAGGAAGCTTTCGCCGCCGGCAACACAACTCCCGAAATGCTGGCCGACCAGACCAGGGACGCCCGGTCCGGCCAGAAGGAACCCATTTCAGCGGAAAAAAGAAAGGAGATTCTAGATGACCTTAGCGCAACCTTCGGGGTCGAAGTCAACGGCTGGTACAAACTGGCTGGAAGCCCTGAGACTTACATTATCGAAATTGATAGACTCCGCGTTGTCATTGGCACAGCGGATAGTGTCCTTAATCCAAAAGCTTTTGCCAGAGCAGTTTATTCGGCCTTCGACTTCGCTTTACCGACCTTTAAGCCCAAAACCTGGCAGGGAGTCGTCAACAAACTTGGCAAGATTAAAACTGACCTGGTACCGGATGAAACCGAAACAGAAGAAGGGTTACTCAGCTATTGGTTACGAAAATACCTGGCCGAGAAACCGATACTTGAAAACGCGGTAGAAGGTATAGGCGAAGGGCAGCCCTGGTATCACAAAGACGGCAGGGTCTGTTTTCAAATCCAGGAATTCAGGAAATATCTCCAGGTCTACCGCGTAAACGAATTTAAGACTTTTACCAAAATTCTTAACAACATCGGGGCCGAATACGACTCTAGCAAAATCGCAATCGGCCCGGACCAGTACATTGGCCGCGCTAAATGGATTTTACCCTGGGCCTTCTCTAACAAGCAGCCCCAGGCCGAACAGGAGCAAGAAGATGAACAGTAAAGAAAAAGCCGGGTATGACCTGGGCGTTCAGCTTTTCCAGGCCGCTACGCTGTTAGCTCTCCGGTCCGGTGTAAGCAAGTTTTTTCTCGAAGGTGAGCTTAAAGATATTGAAGCCAGGTACCAGCGAGAAAGTTTGAATACTCTTCGCCTGGAGAAACACTGTACCTGCCCGGAAGGTCACCCGGAAATTATTCAATCTGATTGCCCGATTCACTGGGAAACCTACCGGCGAAATAACTGTATTTGCATGGGGGGAAGGACTAAAGACTGCCTCTTTCATGGTGGCAATAACTGTCTTTGCCTGGTAACGAACGGTATCCGACAGCCTAACGGAGCTAACAACTGCCCGGAACACCAGTACAAAACTATCACTGTTAACTATTGGTTTGAGAAATCTGTAAGAGCCTTTATAGACAAACTCAATAAGGAAAACCCCTACCCGGAAGACATTATCGGAAATATAGGTTAAACATGAGTAACTTTAAGAAGAGGCTTCAAATTCAAGAACCGGAAATTGAAGAGTGTAAATGTTACTTTACCCAGGGCCCTTTTTTAATCCTTAACCTGGAATGTCAACATCACCAGGATAAACTTGCTGAAATCTTCAAACTTCCTGCCGGTGTTGAAAAACAAGATAAGTTGAATGATTTTTACCAGGAAATCCAGCTTACCCAGGAGTTGAGAGAAAGCGGGTTACTTGAATGAAAGAGTTTGTTATAGCCGGACCGCCCGGCACCGGGAAAACTTCGGAGATAAAAAAGATTGTCCAGGCCATGCTCGCCGGCGGGAAGGTTAAGAATTACGAAATCGGCCTGACCAGCTTCACGAAGGCCGGGGCCGTCGAACTGACCGGCGGTAACCCGGTGCCGGGCTCCTGTATCGGTACGCTTCACTCTTTCGCCTTCCGGGGCCTGGGCCTGGAAAAAGACCAGGTAGCGGAAAGTCACCTGGAAATCTGGAACTCCGAAAATCCCCAGTACCGGCTCAACGACGGTTTTAAAACAGCCAACCCGGACGACGCCGGCATGGTCGAAAACCCGGCGGCAACCGAAGCCGACCAGATTTACAGCCAGTACAACATCTGCCGGGCCCGGCTTATAAAGCACGATCTCCAGCCGCCCCAGGTACAACGCTTCGCGGCCAGGTGGGAAGCCTGGAAGAAAGAACATAGCTTCTTTGACTTCGCCGACATGATTGACCTGGCTTTCGAAAGCGTTCAAGAAATGCCGGTGCATTACTCCGAAGGCTCGAAGAAATGGACCGGGCCCAAAGTCCTCTTCGGTGACGAATTCCAGGATTTTACCCGCGCTGAGCGCCGGTTATTCGACAAATGGGCCCGCCCTGTGGAAATGGCGCTCAAAGTCGGAGACGCCGATCAGACCCTTTATTATTTCAAAGGGGCTGACCCGGACGGCATGTACCGGCCCGAACTGCCGGACATGCAAAAACGTTCCCTTAAACAATCACACCGGGTACCGGTAGCAGTCCACAGGGCAGCCGTAGCCCTGATAAACCGGATTAAACACCGCGAACAAATTGATTACCTACCGACCGGCGTCGAAGGTTCGGTAGGACAACTGGAGTGCGATTTCAATCACCCGGAGAGATTAATTAAGCGGGTAGAAAAAGACCTGGCCGAAGGGATGACCGTCGGTATAATGGCCCCCTGCTCTTACCAGTTAAAAAGTATCCTGGCCGTCCTTCGTAAAGAAGGAATCCCCTTCTGTAATACTTACCGTCTTACTCGCGGAGACTGGAACCCGGTAAAGACCGGCGGCAAGAGCACCAGCTCCGCCGAACGATTGGCCGCCTTCCTGAACCCCTGGTACACCGGAGACAGCTTTAAGAAATGGGCCAGCCTGCTCGACAGCAAAGAAGCCCTGGAGCACGGCCAGAAAACTGTAATCGAACACCTGGAAGGGGTCGACCTGCTGAGCGTTGAAACGGTCCTGAAAATGATTAAACCACAGGCGCTCGCCGAACTTATGACGCTTTCACTCGAAGACCTGCCCGGCCTGGCCGTCACTCCGCAAGAATTTTTAAAAGACCTGGTCCAGCCGGACATTCAAGTCTTCCATAGAATGATGACGAAAGCCGCGGCTACCGCTATGGAATTCCCGGTAAAAATAGCCGCGAAGCAGGGCGCGAAGGCCCTGGCCGGGCCCTATAAGCTCCAGGTCGGCACGATTCATTCGTTCAAAGGCGGTCAATTCGATTCGACTTATATCATACCGGACCTGAGCGCGAAGGGCGCCCAGGAAGCCCAGAGCAGCCGAGCCAGTCGAGACGCCGTTATTCGAATGTTTTATGTAGCGCTTACCCGCGCTCGCTTAAAAGCAACTATCCTGGCCCCTGGCTCTCCCTGGGGATATAAGGTGCTGTAATGCCTGAAATAAATATTGGAGACATTATCGAATTTTTTTCACCGGATGATAAAGCCTGGTTAACCGGTAAAGTATTGTATATCGAAGAAAAGCATAACCCAGGAGCCCGTAAAGCTTCAGAAGCCTGGGTAAAAACCGCTTACCTGGAAACTCCTGGGCTCTGGGAAAAGAAAATTTATGGTATTCGGCTGGACAAATTAAAAGAGCTTATAAATTACGGCCACGTGATTCAATATTGAGGCTGAAATGAAGCAACTATTTTATTCAAGAAAGCAGTTTTCCCTGGGTAAAAACGTTATATCTATTCAAAATTCAGGAGCGTTCCGGTATAACGAACTTTTTCTAGGTATCTCCTGGCGGGTTAATAAATGGTTTAATAATGATAAAAAGAGGAAACAAGAGAATAAACCTTATTCTTACGACCTTCAAATATGGATTTACCTTTTACCAGGGTTAAGCTTTTTAACGACAATTACCATTTACCCTAACAGCTTAAAGGTGATGCATGAGTAGGATTACGACCGAAGAAGGTCTGGAGAACGCCTTTATAAAACTCTTAAAAGGTTGGCAGGCCCAGGGTAAACCGGTCTTTCAATTCAAGGGTAACCCTACTTTTGATAAGGGGATAGTTGACCGCCTGGTCTGTTACTACGGTATTTTCGTTGCTATCGAGTTAAAGAAGCCTGGCCGGATAACTCACCCGGACGGCACCAGGAAGAAAACCTTTCGGCCCAGCTCGCCGACCGAGGCACTTCAGGCCCTTTTTATAGATGAAGTAAGACGGGGTAAGGGCTACGGTGATTTCTTCGATAATCTCGAAGAAATTGTTAAATTCTTCGAAATGATTCACGAAAAAGAGTGTCTTAACTAAATCCTTTTAGGAAATTAACAATTGACAGTGTATTAACCCTTAGTTATTATAAAGGTGATTGTATGCAGGATAATAACCAGCAGCCCGGCCCGGACCATTACTCCGTCGAACATAGCTACGGGGTAATGAATATTCTAAGTTGTGCTTTTTTAATTCAAGAAGATGGGAACAATATTGCAGTCGCTTACGTAAATAAGGCCGGACAAACAATTTTTCTGGCCGAGCCGAACTGGCCCGGAAGCATGCAGGTTGTACAAGAGATATTCTCCAAATTTCTACAAGAGTTGAAAAGGCTCCAGGAAGAGAGTCCAGGGGCGCGAAACCCCGGCCTGAACTGAAAGGTTAAACAGATGACAGCAGCGATATTAATGGAAAATGAACAGTCTACCGAGCCTAAAACCTTTATCGAATGGCTTCAACAAAAAAAAGAGCAGTTTGAACTGGATTACGATTCCGAACTGGCCGAACGCCTGGGCCTTTATGAAGAGACCGTTAACCGGCTTTTCTCAGGTAAACAAAACCCCTCTGCTTCTAACGTTCAAACCATCATCGAAAAATTAAAATTAAGAGAAGGCAGCGCTGAATATAATCTTCTTCTCAAACTTGCTCACGAAGCCCGGTATAAATCCGAGCGGGCCTGGAGACGCCCTAACCGAAAATCAAATTAGCCTTTTCTGGCTACTACTAAAATATTGACTCGCCCTTAGTTTAAATGTAAAAATAATAGGTAGTCTTTTCAAAAACGCTTCGGCAAGAGTAAAAAGGATTACCTATTTTTATGTCAACTTCACAGAATCCACAGGCAGGACCAGACCGCCCCGCTGGTCAACCGCAACCGCCTCAACAACAATTTTACCCCCAGCAGACCCAACAGTACCCGCCTCAATATCAACAACCCCAGTATCAACAACCTTACTATCCCCCGCCGGCAGCTCCGGCGCCCAGGAAAAAAGGTTTTCCCTGGTGGGGCTGGTTACTGGTGGTCATTGTTGCCCTGGTCGTTATAAGCGCCGTCGCAACCAGCGCGAACAAAGGCACCGCAACCGCAACTGCTACGGCAGCGCCGGCGGCGGCTCAGCCGACCGCTGCCGCTCCTACTGCCGGCCAGGCCGCAACGGTCGGTAAAATCGGCCAGACCATGACCCTTAAAGGCTACCAGATAACCGTTAACGGTATCGAGAAGAAAGACAACTTCGGCACCAGCGATTTTACCAAGGCTAAAGACGGCAATACCTTTATCGCGGTCGACCTGACCGTTGCCAGTACCCAGGACAAAGGAGTTAACCCGAACGGGCTTTCCGCAACCCTTAAAGACGGTAACGGCTATAAATATTCCATTAAGCCGACCGGTTACAAAGAACCGCTCTTCCCCGGCCAGAACGACCTTCCCGCCGGCGATAAAGTCCGGGGCTGGGTTACTTACGAAGTACCTAAAAATGCTACCGGCCTGGTCCTGGAGTATACCCCGCTCCTGGATAGCGGCCTGGTCCGAATAGCACTGGATTAACATAACTAAAAATAACCGGCTGGTTCTCAGCCGGTTATTTTTATGCCCATTAATTAACACTTGACAGGGTATTAATTTTAGAGTACCATACTAGCATTAAAGCAATATTGCTTTAGTGTTATAACAGCCCTGAAGTAAATGTAAATGTGTAAGTTGTTGCGCTTTACCTTAACACTTGACAGGGTATTAATCTATTGCTAGTATACAACTATCAATTTACAATTGATTAAACTTTTTAATATTTGAGCAGGAGAAAAAGATGCCTGGCCGTTGTGTTTATTGCAAAGGTAAGGGAACTGAGTTTCATCGTGACCTGGGCTGGCTCTGTGCCTTCTGCGCGAAAAGGAAAAAGTTTATTTTAAGAAAGTGGGTCTCCAGATGAATTTTAACATTTTCGAAGTCCTTAACCTGGTCGTTGCTTTCGTCGTCGTTCTCGGCCCCCTGGTTATCCTGCATGCCTATTTTGGCAAGAAACGGAACGGTTAACATGAATCAGGACATAAAGTTCGAGGTTGTGCCCAAAGAGTTCGAGATTGCCAAATTACCCGTGCAATCGCTCCAGAAGACGCTGCTCGAAGCCCTGGCCTACCAGGCCGGGCAGAAGTACAAAAAAAACCCGGTAAAATCGAGCATCTATCTGGATTTCTACGCCGACCGGCAGGAGATAACTGTCGGCTGCTTCGAGCCGGCGAAGTTCTGGACCGTACCGGTACATTTCTCAAAGGCCGATGACTACCAGGTTCTTTTGAGCCGGACCGCCGCCGGCGCGCTGGTCCGGCTCCTGGCAAAACTCACTCTGCACGGCCTGTGGATTTCTGTACGCAAGGCTACCTGGCAAATTAACTTCTACAGCACCCAGGAACGCCAGCTAAGCGTCGTTTCGATTAAGGCTGGTTCAAATGCTTTCCGTAAAGCATACAGGGCCTTAGAACGGCCCCTGACCAGTCCTCTTCTTCTTTCCGACACCGAGTTAAGTAAAATTAAAGAAGAAGTATTTGCTTAAAATAGCACACTATTATTTACTTCTTTAAGCTCAGAATAGTACATTTATTCTAAAAACTATTGACAGGGTATTAATTTAGTAGATAATAAGTTCTAAATAACACGCAATTCTGTTTTATCCTTTTGCGAACGGAATTAACACTTGCACAAGTATCAATCTATTAACAATATATGATGATAAAATATAATAGATTGAGAATTGATAAGGAAGGAGTAACGATTTATGGCAACTAATTTAGCAGCCCCCGCTCCAGCAGTAAAAGTTAAATACAGCCTTTTCGTCAGTTTCGGTAACCGGTCCGGTTTCGGTACCGGCGCGGTGGACCTGCCCGAAGCCCGCAAGAAAATTCTCCAGGCGGCCAAAGATTTCGCTCACCATGACAATCTGGATTTCGAGCTGACCGAAGTCTGCGAAAACTGCGAAGGCCGGGGCTATAAGAAGACCGGAAAAGGCGGGATTGTTATCGTCAACTGCGTAAAGTGCAACGGCACCGGCGGCACCAGAATCCTTTAATTGAGATATTGAAATAGCATTACTCTAGTATTACTTAAATGCTATTTCAGAGCTAGAAAGATACTGTTATGACTGCAAAACAACCGCAAACAAGCACTTTTCGGCCTGGCAAGGTCAAAGTCCTGGACATGAAAGAACAGGAGAAAGAAGTAGACGGCTGGCTCCTGGGGGATACCGGACTCGGCTATCACCTGGTCCATCATGATAATCCAAACGTGCCGGACGGCTTCTTTCCTACTCATCTTAATTCCGGTTGTATGTTAGGCGGTTTCATGCTCGGTCTGCCGGTCCGTAAATGCCGGGCCTTCCTGCTGGAGATAAAGGACATGGCGCCCTGGTCGGAAGTAACGACCAGGGAAGAAATCAACGCTCGGCTGGTCCAGCCCGGAATTCTTAAAGAAGTCAACCGCATAGCAAGGAAGTACGAATAATGTTCAAGTCTTTGAAACTGACCATGCCGACGAACGGCGGCAAAGAGAAAGAGTTCGAAGGCCAGGAGCTGGTCCAGGCCGACCGGACCGGCAAACTGGCTAAAACCGCCCTGGGCTTTATCACTATACCTGGCCTGGTAGACGAACAGACCGGCAGGGAGTTAACAAAACCGCACTTCCGGCCTTTGCACGTGCCAAGTAAGCTCGGCATAGGCGGGGAATTCAAAAATAAAACCAAAGTCAAACAGTTTCTTATTGACATAAGTAAATTGACCGACTGGACCGACATAGACCCGAAAACTTTTTACCAGCGTAAAACCGAAGACGGGCGCTCAATCGGCGAAGCCGTCAAAGCCGTCCGTGAAGCTACAGGAGAATAACCGCCATGCCTAAACAACTATTCCAGGACTACATGGCCCTTAACAAAAACCGGAAAGGTGATTTCATTATCACAAAGTACGGTCACGCGGTATGGCCCCTGGACCCGAACCCAGAAGAGATTGACATAAAAGATATTGCCTATGCCCTGGCCTTCCAGAACCGCTACGCCGGGCATGCCGGTCTTTACTCAGTTGCCCAGCACAGCCTGGCTATTAGCCGCCTTACCCGCCCGGAAAACGCGCTATGGGGTTTACTTCACGATGCCGAAGAAGCTTACTTGCCTGATATTCCAAGCCCGGTAAAACGCTTCATTTCCGAATATAAAACGGCTGGAAAGAAATTACACGCCGTTATCTGCCAGAAATTCGGCATGGCGGTCGAAGAGCCGGCAGAGATCCTCGAACTGGACCAGCGCATAGTCGTTAACGAAATGACCGAGCTCATGCCTGAATTCCCCTTCGAATTCGAGTTCAAGGATAAAGCTCTCTCGATAGACTTTGCCGCCGCCGCTTACCTCAACTACAACCCTTACCGGGTCTGGAAAATCTTCCTGGACCGCTTCCAATGGTTAACCACAGGTGAAGGCAAAGACCCGGCTAACAAGTACCCTAACCCGTTTTACCCAGAAGGAGAATAACCGCCATGAAGCAACTTAATAGCGCTAACATTATCGCTTTTCACGAACTATGGGGAGCTCGCTGCCTTGTTTACGGTATTACCCAGGAGATTGAAGCTATCCGACCAACCGCCGAAACCCAGGGCCCGGAAGCGGTGAAGGAAAACTGCCTGGAACTGGCAAAAGTCCTGGATTTCGCCGCCGATTGGCTCCGCACAATAGTTGATGAACCTGTTCGGGATGAAGCTAAAGACCAGGAAACCGCAAACATTCCTTTTGGTAAAGGGATTGTTGTTTATTACGACACAGACCTGGTTGAACGCCGCAACGACACACTTCTTGACCGGATAACCAGTCTCATTTTACTGGAACTCCGGGGCACTAGCGCTTACCCAATAAACAAAAACTCTATTTCCTCAAAGGAGTAGCACTATGGACGCATACCGCCCGATTGATTTCAAGTTTATTCGCGGCCAGGAACACGCTAAACGCGCTATCGAAGTAGCCCTGGCCGGTAAGCACTCCCTTATGCTCTGGGGCCAGCCGAGCATCGGTAAAACCACAATGGGGCTGGCCGCCTACGACATGTTCACTAACGACCTGGGCCAGCTTAACTTCGAGCTGGCCGAAGACCTGGCCGACGACGCGGTCGTGAAGACCGCTAAGACCGAAATTGATTCGCTCAACCCGAACGCTCACCAGGTCATGGTCACTTCGAAGCCCTGCCCGTGTGGATATTTCGGTGATAGTCACCGGGTCTGTAATTGCTCCCCCGATGACTTCCAGCACTTCTTTTCCCCGGCAGCGCGTGACCTGGTCAAGGCGGCCCTGATACACGTTGAGCTCCCGATGCTAGATTACGAGAAACTTTCCAGTAACCGCCTGGGAGAGACCTCGAAGGCTATCGCGGCCCGGATACGCCGGGCCTGGGCTGCCCAGGGGCACCGGTACGGCTTCCGGTACTCGCTGGAGTATTTAACCAATAAGGGAATAGACCAGGACAGCCCTAAAGGCGTTAATCTGCTCGCGGTGCCGAAAATCTTCAACCAGGCCCTGACCATTGAGCAGGTGACGACCGGCACCGAATTTACCCTTGATTCGCCTGCTACCGCAATATTAAAAGCGGCCTGCCGGCAGCTTGCTTTCACCCCCAGGGCTTATTTCGATATTTTGAAACTGGGCCGGACTATCGCCGACCTGGGAGAATCGAAGCGAATCCAGGCGTCACACCTGGCCGAAGCAATCCAGTACCGCCGGCGGGAAGTCGAAGACCTGGAAAACCAGGCGAAGCGTGACCGAGACCTGGACCGGGTTATGGAAGAGCAAAAAGAGAAAGTAGCAGGAAAGTAGTATGACCGAGCAATTACAGGGTAAAACCGAATGGGAAATCACCGAGACCGGGGAGAATGACGACCCGCATTACTTTCTCGAACTCCAGGTCAGTTTCCTTAATCTGATGATTACCCCGATGGGCCCGAACGCTTTCGAGGTAGACATAACCCAGTTGAGCGACGGCGAAGTTATCAGAACTACGGGCCTGGAAGGCTACCCGAAAACGCTTGAAGCCGCGAAAGCAAAAGCCTTCGAACTGGCCGAAGATGTTTTGAAAAACGAGCTCCAGGTTTTAAGTCTTTTGAAAGCAGGTCAAAAATGAGCGGCAGCACTTTTGAGTACGTGGTCTTTATTTATGACGGTGTTACCAAAAATATCACCGTCCCTTTTAAGCCGGTTAACTTGCAGGTGCCGCCGATTAAAAACGGCGATATTTTCAACTATCTGGGCAGCATCGGTTTTCACCTGCACACCTACACCAGCGTCAATACGGAGATTGTTTACATCTTCGAGCGGGAAACGGTTAAGACCGGCACCGTTAAGGCCGACTTCGACCTGGCCGAGCTAACTTCTTCCCCCGGTGCCCCCGGCGCGGCCAGGATTATCGGTAAGCCGCCGGTCAAAGGTTAAACAACCGTTCGGACACCTTATTTACTTACTTCATCGTTTCAATATAGATCTATTTCAACATTACTTTGCCCCTTTTCTAGTGTTTGTCATCGGTACGGCTGGCCGGCTTAGCCAGCCTTAAACAAGGAGAAACCTTCTATGTTCACCAGGATAATCAAAACTTTAACGGCGCTGTTAACCCTGCTGGTGCTGGTGTTTATCGCCGACTACTACCTGGACCGCCTTAAACAGACCGAGCGGGCTCTCCAGACCGCCCAGGGTGATATATGGGCTTATGGCGGCTCGGTCCGGCGGCACGAAACAGAAATAAAGCAGCTCTATGACTGGCACAAAGAGCTCGAAGAAAAGGGACTATGAGAAATTATATTTCCAATACCCGGCTCCGAGAACGCGTCAACAAGTTCCTGGGGCCGGACCATCTAACCCGCTTCGCTAAACGCATCTCCCTGAAAGAAATTTACCTGGCCGGGCCTATCGACCAGGACCAGGTAATTGTCTGCAAACGCTGCCAGGTTGCCAGCCAGGACTGCGAAAAGCCGAATATCCACAGGCTGAAGTATCGGCAGAAATTATCCGGGTGGGAAACGTACCGGGTCGGCATGACTGTTATCGGCCAGAGTCACAAAATAGGGGTAATAAAGTTTATCGGCAGGTATGACTTTCAACATGCGACTTATCCCTGTGTAATCAAGTACCGGCAATCCGGCACCAATTCGCCTATAAGAAATATAGCAACTTTAAAAGTTGTTGAGCCGGTAAAAGGCAACACTAAAGAAGCATCAAAAAAGGGCTAAAGTAATACTGTAATAGCTCTATTAAGACATTATTACAACACTCATTGAACATTAAATAAGGGTCCAACAATGCGAAAAAAAGATATTAACGCGCCGGTAGTCCTGGGCCGAGGAGAAATCCAGGTTATTAACATGGTGGCTATCCGGTGCTTCGGTTGCGGCCAGGCGGCCCAGCTTATCGGCTCTTATCATGGCTGCTCGCATGCGAAAGTAGCACGTCAGCAGGGCTATCAAACCGACGATCGGGGCCGCTGGTATTGCCCGGTATGCAAGGTTAACCTGGTCGAACCGGTCGAGCCGCCGGCGGGGCCTAAAGTCCGGGTCGTCAGGACCAGGCGAACAAAAAAGGAGATACGGTCTAAATGCCCGAACTGATGACCGACTGGTATTTTAACGCTGAACTTAATTGTTACCAGGTTGGCATTTTTCATGTATGCTCGATAAATGTTTATAAGCGGCCCGGCGGTAAATGGGCCGTCAATGTAATTTTTGAAAATAGCCTGGAACACTTAGATGCTTACGACACCAGCGAAGAAGCTAAAAAAGCCGCTCTTGACCGAGCTTTGCAAATTGTCAATACTGCCATGACGCAAATTTTAAGCTTGAAATGGAAGAAACTCAATGAACAACCAGATTAAAATTGCCTTCCAGCTGCCGAGCGGCCAGGGAAGGATAACGCATTTTAACGCCCTAGAATTCGATACACCCCAGGGCGCTAAATATTTAGCCCGGCTGGTAGCGCATTATTTTGAAGACGAATTAGCCCATTTTCTACTCGAAGAATTAATGAAAAAGAACGGCCAACCGGTACCGGACCGGTGCCGGAATTGCGGAACAATGCTTTACCCTGAATATTCAACCGCTGAACAACCGGTTGGACTTTGTAAGACCTGCGCGACGGCAAAAACTAAAACGCTGAATCCACAGGAGCCGGCGAATGACCGAAGCTGAACAACTCTGCAAAGAATTCGGCGGCATGACCGACGACCAGGCTATAGCCGAATTGAACCGGCGCGGTATCGAAGTAAGAGCCGAAGCCCTGCCCTTTGCCAATGAAAAAATCTGGAAACGGAAGGTCATATATCTTTGCGAAGCACCGATAATTCATTTCCCCCGAAAAAGTATACCGGTACCGGTGCCAGTTACAATAACCTTTACAGACGACCCTAGAAAAGATTTTGACAAATTTGCAGGGATAAAACTTAATTATCAATCTTATAAACAGGTCCACATGGGCTATTCTCACTGGGTTGACGACTGGGTAAAAGGCGAGCCGGGGAACGGCTATTTTGTGTATTACCGCTGGTATTACTGGGTTAAAGACGGCCCGGAGCAGCCATACTTTGGCTAAAATAGACCTGGCCTGTGATAGCGTCCGGGCCGCTACCGGCGCCCTGGTGACCGAGTACATCCATGCCTGCATGAAATGCCGCCGCCCGGTGCCGCTCTGCCGGCACGACGCGCTCCACCAGCTCGCCGGCTATCACGTCTTCCTGGCCCTATTTAATCGGGTTACCCATTACCACACGGGCCGGACCGGGCAATTGCGCTTTATCGGGCTCTACGACCCGGAGCGCTCGGACTGGCCCTGCATCGTGCGGTATCCGGTAAAGAGCGGCGGTACCCACGACCGGGCCAGCGCGAGCCTGTTATCATTCCGACCGGCTGGCCGCCGGAAGCCCCGGCCCGATAAAACAATCAGGAAATCAATTCAGAAAAGACGTTGACAAAGTGTGGTATAGTGGAAGTGGACAGTGTGTTCCTCCTTTTAGGCTGACTTGGTTCGATACGTTGCTAAGTGGGTTGCGGTAGAAGTTGCCCCCGGCTATAAATTTTCTCAGACTCCATCTCCTGGGAAAATCGGTAGCCGGGGGCAGCGTCGTTTATCGGGATAATAGGGAAAATAATCAAAATAATCAGAGTTTTAAAAAAAATGTTATTACCCGTGTTTCGGTATTGCAAAGGGATAAATTCGGGTAACTAAATACAAATAATCAGAAAAATAGCAAAAATAACACTTTTTTTTCGCATTTTTGAATCGGGCCGAAAGGCTCTTTTTTTATGCCCTGGAAGGGTCTTTGGAGTGTATATAGGGGATAAAATAATGATATAAAAAAGTTACTTATTTTTGTTATTATTGTGATTATTTGTATTTAGTTACCTCGATTTAGGTTATTGTAAAGGGAAAACTCAGTAATAAGTGTTTTTATAAAATCGTGATTATTTTGATTATGACAGAAAGTCAGCTTTCGGAAAAATTAAATTATTTTTTATATTTTTATTACTACTCAGTAGTGACAAAATGGGTTTTGGGCTTAACTTTTGGCCGGGAAAAATTCGAAATTCTTCGGTTTTTGGCCGTTCGTGTGCCGTTCACATGCGTTCGCGCTCATTCATGTACGTTGCGCCCAGGCTGCGAGCCCGCCCGTGTGTGCCGCCGCGAGCTTGTATACCTGTATGTAGTATATGCGCGGGTAGTATACTGGTAATTGAGCGGGTATACTGGGGCTTTACAGGTCCGTTACCAGGGCTTAGAATAGGACCAGGCCGGTCCGATATATGGCTCGGTGCCGGGAGTTGGCAGCTCCAGGCCCGGCGGTCCGGCCCTAATAATATTAGCCTGGAGCCGTGTTTAGCCTAATCGGGGTTATTCGATGGTATATTTACTGCCGGATAATGTGAATACACTGTGATAGAGTATAGGTGTTTAGGTTATTGTTATAGGCTAAACTCTATTTGCAGTTATAGAATAATAAAGATAATTGCGATTATCTTGACTAACTATTGGGCCTAATATGCAGGTAGTAGAGAACGCTGGTGCTAAGCCCTGGGATATTCTTCCTGATGAAGATATGGCCTGGTTTAAGCGCTTTGAGAAATATAGACTGATGCAGCCTGAAGACAGAAGTCTAAAGGTTTTGTTTATGCTGGAGCGCGAACGGCGTAAGCGCCTGGGTACCCTGGACCAGCTTCCAGCGTACCGTACCTTCGTGCAGGTAGCTAAGAAACATGACTGGCCTGGTCGTGCTAGAGAGTTTGATAAGGCTGAGATTGAGAAGGACAGGGCAGGTGCTGAGCTACTACGTAGTGAGGAGTCACGTTCAGCAGAAGAAGAAAGAGCTTTACAAAGACAACATCGCCGCCAGCTTATGAACATTTTATTTAATAAGGTGCTGGCCGCCATCAATACGGAAAGTTTTGATTTAACGAAAGCCAAGCCGGGGGAGCTACTTCAGTTCATGCGAGTCTATCTTAAAGAGAATCGTGAGGAATATGATAATGCTCCAGCAAGGTACCGCCGGTTCCAGTTTGATACGCTAACCGACCAGGAGCTTTATGACCTTATCCAAGAACAACTCGCCCTTAATCCTGGCCGCACTAGATGAGCTCCGGCAAAGGGGCCGACCTGTGACGGGCCTGGCTCTGGCTAGTGGGGAATCACTTATAAAATCTGACCCTGATGTGATTTCCTGGCTAGAACAAAATTTCTACATACCTGAAGCGAACAACGGCCCGATACGCCTGGCCCCCTACATCAAGGCCGCGTTGCGCGAGGCTCTACGCCGCGACGAAAACGGCGACTTCGTTTACTCGACCATCATCTGGTCGGACATAAAAAAGAGCGGTAAGTCCTCGATAGCCGCCGGCGTAGCCCTCTGGTTCGCTTATATGCTGGAGTGGGGCTCTATCAAGGTTATCGCTAACGACCTGGAGCAGGCCGACTCTCGCGTTGCTTACTATATGCGCCGGGCTATCGCGCTCAACCCCAAAATGCGCGAAGAAATAAAACAGCGCAACTATCTTATCCAGCTCCCGAACATGACCCTTATCAAAGCTATCCCGATTGACCCGGAAGGCGAAGCCGGCGGCAACGACGACATGATTATCTTCTCGGAGCTCTGGGGGGCGGTCGGAGCGAAAGCCGAGCGCATGTGGACTGAAGCCACGCTGCCGCCTAACAAGCACGGGCGTTCTTTTCGCTGGGTCGAAACTTACGCCGGGTTTTCGGGGGAGTCGGTCCTGCTCGAAAATCTTTACAACCAGGTTGTCAGGCCGGAGTATCAGATAACCTTGTCCGAAGAATACGACCGCGATAAAGACCGCATGGTAGATTTCCCTGGTCTGGAAGTTTACGCGAATCCGGTTACGCGAATGTTCTGCCTGTGGAACACGAAACCCAGGCTGCCCTGGCAGACCCCTTCTTATTACGCTACCGAAAAGGCGGTCATTCAAAACGAATCCGAGTACGGGCGGATTCACGAAAACAAGTGGTCGGCTTCGACAAAGAAGTTTGTCGATTCGAATCTATGGCGTGCCTGTGCTCTCAGTCCAAAAGAATTCAAGGAGCTTCTTGATAAGCACGTGCTGGAGCCGGATGACCCGATGGTAGCGGGAATTGACGCGGCGGTGACCAGGGATAACTTTGCGGTCTCGCTGGTTAGCCGGGTAGACGATACCGCCTATGTGCGAATGACCAGGCTCTGGGTACCGCCGCCGGGTAAGCGCGAAATAAATTTCGCCGGGCCGGAGTATTTCTTGCGCTGGCTGGTGACGCCTGCCGACGAATTTGTCCAGGATGATAACGACCAGCCGTTACCGAATCCTGAGACCGGCGAGCTGGAACGGGGCCTGGACCTGAATATTATTTCTTTCAGCTATGACCCTTATCAGCTTGTGGACATGAGCCAGCGATTGAGAAGGGCCGGGGTCGGAAATTTCGAGCCGTTCAATCAAAACACCTTGCGGGCGGAAGCGGATAGTCTTTTTCAAACCTTGATTTACCGGCGGGGCGTCCGGCACCTGAACGACCCGGACCTTAACCGGCACATGGAAAACGCTAATTCCCAGGTGACCTATATCGGGAATTCCGATACCGGCCAACCTTCGAAAATCCGGCTGGTCAAGAAGACAACAACCGATAAAATCGATTTGGCCGTCGCAACCAGCATGGCGGTGTACCGAATCATAAAACAATATAATGTTTAATCCATGAGCTAAAACAAAAGGCCCGGTATTTAGCCGGGCCTTTTTTATTTACCAGGGATAGCGTTCCTGGGTAAATAACTCATTCGGGTAAAAAGATTATAGCACAAGAAAAAACTCCTAGACTGTCAGCTAAGAGTTTTTTTGGTTGTTGGATTTTTTCGGAACCTGCAATTCTATAACCCCATATTAGCACGAAAGAAATATATTTACAATATACTCTAGCGGTTTTTAGATTTATGTTGTATATTGTGAATTGACAAGCCATTAATAAACTTAAAGAAACTTAAAGAATGACGGTCGAAATCTATCGAAATAGCGTAACAGCAGCAGACCAGCCGGACTCCCCTTTATTCGGGCCGAACGGTTTTAACAGCCTGTTCCAGTTTACCTTACCCGCACCGGAGCCCGGCTCGATTTACAACGCCTTGCCGGAGCTGCCGGTCTACGGTTTGAGGGAAAGGGATTATGTGCTTTCCCGGACTGTGCTTTATGAAGGGAACTGGGCCGGGGCTATTTCGATTGCAATTACAAAAATGGCGAGCCTGGGTTTTAACGTTAAAGCACCGACCGACCTGGCCGCTCGCAAGTACCAGGAATTATTTCACGCTTCGAATGTCGGCCAGGGTTGGGTCCACTTTCTTTCGCAACATCTACGTGATTTTCTTAATACCGATAACGGCGCTTTTATCGAAGTGGTCCGGGCGACGCCGGCGGTCGGCTCTAAGATTATCGGCCTGGTCCACCTGGATTCGAAACGCTGCTACCGGACCGGTGACCCGGAAATTCCAGTGCTTTACCGGGACCGCAAAGACCGGTATCACCAGCTCCGCGCTCACCAGGTCATTACCTTTGTTGACATGCCAACGCCGGAAGAAACCTTTAACGGTATCGGGCTCTGCGCGGCCAGCCGAGCTTACAAAGCGATTCGGAAAATGGCTTTCGTCGACCAGTATCTGGAAGAGAAGGTCTCCGGGTTTAAAGCAAACTCTATTCACTTCCTGACCGGTATCAACGATAAGCAGTTGAAAAAAGCGCTCGACGGACAGGAAGCCGAGCAGCGTAAATCCGGCGCGGTCGTTTATCGCGGGGCCGCTTTCGTACCGATGATTGACAAAGAGGGTATCTCGCATGTTGAAGTTGAATTGGCCGGGCTACCGGACGGTTTCGATTACGAAGTAGAGCTTTCCAAAACTCACCTTAAATATGCGAACGCTATCGGCCTGGACATTCAAGACCTGGAGCCGCTTTCCGGGCAGGCCCTGGGTACCGGCGCTCAATCAATGGTTCTCAACAACAAGGCAAAAGGGAAGGGCCTGGCCGCCTGGCTTCAGCAGTTTACTCACCTGATAAATTTCTTTCTTTTGCCGAACAACGCTTCTTTCTTCTTCGCTGAGAAATCCCTTGATGACGAATTGAAGACAGCCCAGGTCACCCAGGCCAGGGCCGCCGCCGTGCTTACGATGGTCCAGGCCGGGGTACTGGACCCGGCAACCGGCCAGCCTTTGCAATATATGGTTGACCTGGGAGAACTCCCCCAGTCCTACCTGCCTGTGGATACCACGCCGCAAACTACTCTCAGCGATACGGACAAAATTATAGATGCTCCCGGTATGGTTGATTTGAACATGGGTACTCAGCCGGACAATACACTGGATACCAGTTTGCCGCCGGACCAGTCTCAGCCGACAGGAGCAGTTTAATGAGCGCAAAAATCGGTTTGAAATATATTGGTCCGAAAAAGATTTTTCCTACCGCGATAGAAATTGAAAACGCGATAGAAAAAAAATTAACCCTGACAGCGGCTGATGCTCAAATAGATTTTATAAAGCTGGTCTCCAACTGGAAAGACAAGGTTGTTTTTACAATCAAAACTCTTCCTATGGAACGGCAGGTCGGCACCAGTAACCGGATTTTTAAATTTGTCAGCCAGGGTACCCCGGTCCGGTACGCTTACATGTCCACTGATTTTATGGCTAAAACAAAGCCTGGCAGTTTAACTTCGGGCTCCGGGGCCGGTCGAAAATGGGGTGTGAACGTCAATAATCCCCGGCCCGGTATCAAAGCCAGGGACTTTGACAAGCAGATTGCAGAAAAGTACCAGAAAAAATTCGGTCCGGCTATTCAGAAAGAACTAAGCAGGTTGTTTAAGTAACATCTGAGCCATGCTCAGATAGAAAGAGGTTTTTCGACATGACTCAGATGAAGCGAATTTATCAGGCAACCCAGTCGGATTATGCCAGCACTAACTTTACCCAGTCGGACGGAGCGCTCAGCACCTGGCCGACCGGTCAGACTGCGGTTACTTCCGGCTCTCCTACTACGGCTTCCAACCAGGCCAGCCTGCCGACTACCGCAAAGTTCGGTCTCAATCACAATTCTTCGGACGTGTTTGTCCGGGCAAAAGCTGTCAGCAAGGCTGGGGAAGCGGTCTATGTTCGGGGCGATGCGAACGGCTATTACTACGCCGCTAACGAATCGACCGGCACGACCCTGAACTATTTCCAGATTTCCGGCTCTGTTAAGACGGTACTGGCCGGTCCTTTCACCGGTAACGCCGCGAACGACATTCTGGGCCTGGAAGCGCTGGGCACAAAACTGACCCTGCTCCGTAACGGTCGAATTCTGGCCCAGGTTGACGCCCTAAACGGTGTTACCAGCAAGGAGCATGGTATTCGTAATCCGAGCGGTTCGACCGTGCTCATGGACGACCTGATTATCTTCCCGGCTTTCTAATCAAAACAAGGTATCTAGTTTATGGCTGAACAAATCTTAGAGCTAACTCCCCAGGAGCTGGAGCAGGCCCAGGGGTTAAACCTTACTCAGGAAGAGTTGAACGCTCAAATGCAGCTCTTCATGAAACGGTTTCCTATGGTGCCGCTCTCTGAATTTCGAAAGGTGATAACCGGTATTCTCCAGGATACCGCCGCCGCCGAGTTACAGAGCCGGGTTGTTCAGCCTACCGACCCCCAGGTTTACCAGGACACGATTTCGCTTTTTCTCCGGCAGCTTACTTTGCTCTGGGCCGCTTACAAACCGAGCCTTGATATAGATAAGGCTGCTCCGGTCCTGGCCCAGGCTCTGCAAAACCGGGGCCGAGCTCGGCCAGGTGAAAGTATTCGAGATGCGGCCAAATTTGTTTATGCCAGAATCCAGCGCGGGGAGCTCGATAAATTTTTATGAGTCAACTTCTGGAAAAAGAAAAAGTTGAAGAGTTGGCCGAGCCTTTTCGGTGTTTATGTTGCCGGGTTATTCTCGGCTTTACTAACGGTAAGCTACTAAAGATAGCCGGGGTGTTTATTAATAAATCTACTCCCCTGGCCTGTGCAAATTGCAAAACGGTGCGAATTTGGAGAGTTGTTAGTTAATTCCAGGAGAAAAATAAATGGCCGGTAGCAAAGGCGATGCTTACGAAAATACAGTTCTCGATACTGCTCTGGGTAATGGCAGCCCGGCCAGTCTGTACTGGGCCCTGGTCCAGGAATTCACCGGGGATGGGACGTTTACGGAAGCGAGCGGCGGGAGCTATGCCCGTGTGGCTCAGACAAACAACTCGACAAATTTCCCGGCTGCTTCCGGCGGCTCTAAATCAAATGGTACGACTGTAACTTTTGTTCAGGCTACGGCTGATATTGCCGCCGACCCGAACCGGATTCATGGCTGGGCTTTAATGGACGCTTCTAGCGGCGGTAATGCCAGGTACTGGGGGGAGTTTGTTGGAACAGCAAAAGTCTTTGTTGTAAAAGCTTCAACTGACATTTTTACTTCTATTGGTCATGGGTATACCAATGGTACAAAAGTTAGGGTTTGGAGCGCCGGGCCAGCTCTGCCTTCTGGTATTGCTCAGTTCACTACCTATTACATCATTAACGCCACTACCGATACTTTCCAGTTTTCGGCTACTTCCGGTGGTTCCGCTGTGGACGTTACGGCTGATGGCGGTGGTTTGATTGCAACCGACCTGGCCCAGGAATACCGGCTCGGTAATACTTTTGTAATCGGTGCTGGTTCTGTCACTATCTCGGAAGATTAAATGCCTAACGTCTGGTTAATAGCAAAAAATAAGCGGTTGCCTTCGGCGCGGCGCCCTACCGTGTATTGCCCGGTCTACGACTATATTGATTTGATAAGAGCGGACGGTGGGGCTTGTGCGGAAAGTGAGGTGCTGGGCGGTTATTTCCTGGTTAAGGTCAGGGCTTCGGTCAGCACGCTACAAACGATAGCGGCTGACCCGCTAATCATCTATGTCCCGCTTTCCAAATTGGATGACCCGGTGTCCAGTTTGACGGCCAACCAGCGAACTGTTCTACGAAATGTGCTTTTGTCTATGGGGTATTCGACGGCAGAGTTACTTGCCGCTTTACCTAATATTGCTCAGGCTACGCTAGGGCAGGTTTTAAGGTTTGCAAACAATCGCCGTCAGGATACCACCTATGACGAAGCCACTGACACGGTTAATTATAACGGGCCGGTTCAGGCTTGCGTTCCGGTTGATTTGATTGATGCTCTGGTGCAGTAATGGCTTTTCCTACTACAAGCATACTGGACAATTTTAACCGGGCTAATGGCAACAATGTTTATTCGAACGGTCCCTGGGGAGCTACACCTATCTGGTCCGGGGACACTTCCCTGGTTATCAGTTCCAACGCCGCTAAAGCTAACGGTAGTTGGGGCGATGTCTATACCAATACTTCCACCTATACCGATTCGGAAGCCTACGCCACCATTTCGTCTACCGGTGGGACGGATGGTTATTTGGAAATAATGGTGCGCGGTTCCGGGGGTAACTCAGGTAATCCTAGTTATTATAGCCTTGGTTGGAGTCAACACGATAACCATGACGATACCTGGCGAGTCTATCGTTCAGCCGGTGGTGCTTACACTCAATTAGGCGCTCAGTTTACCCAGGCGCCTGCTGTTGGTCACAGGTTCGGTATAAGTGCCATTGGGTCTTCCGTTATCGGTTATTACGATACCGGCAGTGGGTTCGTTGCAAAAGTTACAACTTCGGACACAACGCATACCAGCGGCAGGTTAGGGTTTGAGATTTACAATTCTAGTGGGATTGATGATTTCGGCGGCGGCACGCCCGGCTCTGGAGTAACTGCCGATATGACCAGGCCGGTTAGAGTGACAACTGCGCCGTTCCCGTTTTTCCATATCCAATATTTTAAAAGGTTCCTTAAAGGAGTAAAAAATGTCTGGAGTAAAATGGGCTGCTACAATCTCCGAAGTAGCTCTTTCGGCGGCTACAGCCAAAACAGTTTTACAGGTAGTAGCGGCAACAAACCAGCGATTGCTCGTTAACCGTTTTGGAGTTTTTTTCGACGGCATTTCTACCACTGCCGAGCCGGTCCAGGTGCGTATACTCAGGCAAACTACCGCCGGTACTTCAAGCGCAAATACTCCTGTAAAACGGGTTAACTCCGATTCTGAAACTCTCCAGGTTACAGCTCGCGATACTTTTACAGTGGAACCTACCAACAGCGATGTTTACGATGTTTTTGAAGTCCACCCTCAACAGGGTATTGATGTGATACTTCCGTTCGGCCAGGAAATAGTTGTTAAGGGCGGTGACCGGTTAGGAATAGAGTGTACTGCCCCGGCAGCGGTGAATTGCAGGGCTAAATTCTGGGGTGAAGAATAAAGGTAAAAAATGCCTTTTGGACAGGTTAGAGTAAGACAGCCTTTTTTACCGCTTCCCCCGAAAGATGAAGCGGTAAATGTCGTTGCGACTAACAGTGCCGCTTCCGGTGCCGCTTCTACTCAATCTGCTGTTCAGGTTACCCGCTCTTTAACATCTTCATCTTTTGCTCGCGGGGTTGCAGCCGCTACTCTAAATATTTTAATAAATTTAAGCAGCGCGAGTAACGGCCAGGCTAAAACCAGCTCCAGCGCCCAGGTTACGAAATCAGTTACTTCGGCCGCGAAGGGCCAGACCGCCACAGGTGCGAGCGCCCAGGTAACCAGATCGGTTTCCTCAACTTCCAGGGGTCAAGCGAAAAACAGCAGTACCGGCCCGGTTGTTACACAATCGGTCAGCTCGGCCAGCCGGGGCCGCGCCCAGTCAACCGGCCAGGTCCAGGTAAGCGGTGTTTATCCAGCGTCAAAGACTGACGGCAGGGCCCGGATTTCGAGCAGTATTACCCGGACGGTATTATTTACTTCGACCGCGTCTGGCCGGGCCGTTACTACTGTTAGCGCAACTGTAATTAAATCGGTTGCTGGCTCGGCAGCGGCCAGGTCTAGCGTTACCAGTAGTTTTACTGTAACAAAGGTTGTTTCCGGCCAGGCCCTGGGCCGCTCTCAAACCCAGGTTAGTCTGTCCGTCCTGGTCCAGCTCTCCCCCAGTGTAAGCCGGGGCCGAGCCAGTACAACAACAGTTATCAGTACCGGTAACGAAGTAATAGCGACGCCCAGCGAGAGTCGGGGCCGCGCCCGTGTGGTTTCCAGTTTTACCGTAACAAAATCAGTTTCTGGTCAGGTCCAGGGCCGGGCTATTACCAGTCAATCTCAGGTCGTTGTTACTAAAACAATGGCGGTCAGTACCAGTAAAGGGCGGGCCCAGGTCCAGGCAAGTACCCAGGTCAGTAAGATTTTTGTTACCAGGGCCGCCGGCAGGTCTTTTGTTTTATCTAATCTCTTTGTAGAGCACTCGCTCCAGGTTATTTCGAAGGGCCGAGCTCGCACGACTGGCCTGGTTCAGGTAACCAGGTTGCTTACCAGTGGTATCCAGGCCAGAGCTTCTCTAACTTCCGCCGTTACTATTCAGAAGTTTTTAAGTAGCCTTGCGGCTGGTAGAGCGCGTACCGTATCTATTTTTGATATTGTTGGGCCGCACAATGATGAGAAGCCAGTTTTAACTATTCTCGAAGGGGTTTTCCCAGTTGCAACCGTAAAAACTCAGTCGCTCCCTGTGGCTTTTATAATCAATAAAGAGCTGGTTGTTGCGAAGGTTTCAGAAGGTTTATTACCGGAAATGGAAGTTACTGAGCTTGTTTTGCCGGTAGCAAAATTGAAAGAAGGGGCTTCTTAATGACAGCTTCTGTTAAATATAAAGATTTTGAGAAAGACTGGTTTACCCATTCTTCTCTTGAATTGCCTTTTAACCTTACTTTAGGTGGGGCTCCTTTGACAAGCTCACAGCTTCAAGAAATCTGGTTTACTGCGAAGCTTAGTGATGAAGATGACGACCCAGGAATTTTTCAGGTTACAAAGACCGATGGCGATATTATTGTTATTGATGACCCGAACGGAGAGTACCTGGTAGTGGTTCCGGCAGCTTTAACTTCCGGTATAACTGCCCCGACAACTCTTTATTGCGATATTAAGACCAAAGAAGTTTTAAGGGGTCGTGTGATTGTAGGCGCTCGCGGAATAATCAATATGTACCCGACTCCTACGCAAGCAGTTTAGAGGTATATTCACACTATTATTGACAAGTTCTGATATACTGAGAATATACAAGCCTTAATATTTTAAAGCCCTGGTCCTATTTGAAGAAACCAGGTAACGGTGAACCTTGCAGCTCACAGAGTTTTCTCTGTGAGCTTTTTGTTTTTAGAAAGAATTTATGGCCGAAATTGTTGAAGCCGACCAACTCGATACCGACGAAAATCTAGAAACAGGTCAGGACCAGGAAAATACCCCGGTTCATACCGGCGTAATGGTTGCTTTTTACCTGGAGCCCGAAGAAGCCGCAAAGCTGGCTCTGCCGGAAGGCTCGTTAGGTGCCGGTGACCAGGCCAGCGCTCCCGAAGACCTGCATATCACGCTGGCCTATTTCGGCGATATTAATAATCACCCTCAACAAACCAAGTTAACCATGCTCTATAACCTCAAATGGTTTGCTGAGTGCTTTCGGCCTGTTAGCGGCAAGGTCTCCGGTTATGCCCTCTTCGATAGCCCGGAAGGCGAACCTAAACCTTTTGTTGCTCTTTTCGATAGTCCTGGGCTCGAATCTTTTAGAAACACCCTCAAAATGAACATGCAGTCGGAAGGAATTTACCCGGCTGCCAATCACGGTTTTACCCCTCACATCACCCTGGCTTATCTGGCCGACGGTACCAAATTACCGGACGCGCAAATACCGGCGCTGGACCTGGATTTTGAGTCTATCAGTCTCTGCTGGGGTGAAGAGCGTTACGACTTCCCCCTGGGTACTTACCTCAATGATGCTCAGTTCGAGCAGTATACCGTCAAAGCTTCTCAGGCTAATTATGGCGCGAAGGCCGGTCAGGCGATTGTCGGCAAGCTCACCAGGGGCGCTGACGGTAAATTTTCCAGCGGCGGGCAGTCTACTCCTGCCGGTTCCATGTCCGGCCCAAAGGGTAAAACTCCCCGGAAGACTGCTGCTACCGACGCGGCGAAAGCACAGGCTAAAGCTGACCTGGCAGCGGCCAAAGAGCAGGATAAGCAGGACGCCGCTAACGAAGCCGCTCAGAAAGCCCTGGAGAATACCGGGAATACCCTGGACAAATTGGGGGTAGATTCCGATATTGCCGAAGCTCTGACGGTCGGAGATTCTATCGGCGATATTTCCGGGGTTAACGAAGCTACTAAAAATAAATTGCGCGATGCTGGTATCGGCCAGGATTATCCTGACGGTACTTTTGACCTGACCCCCAATGGCCGCCGGCTGGTTAAGGCCGCTATGAAGGGTGATGTTAAAGCCGCGAAGCGGGCACTCGCAACCGGCAAACAGGTTGCCGATAAAAAAGCTGCCGTGGCGGCCAGAAAGAAAAAGAAAACTAAAAAAGAATTCGGTGAAACCCCGGTCCTGGCTACCACTTTCAAATCTTTTGTTGACGACAAAGGTCAGCGGCGCTGGCTCACCATGTCCTCTTCCGGTTTCCAGGATAAGGACAAACAATTTGTTACCACCAGGGCCCTTACCCAGGACGTAGCGCGAAGCTACAAAGAACACCCTGACAAGAATTTCGGGCCGCTCCGCTGGTGGCACGTCCCCGGTGTGGACATAGGCACCTGTGATTTCCGGGGCATGTCCGGTTCTATTTTGATTGAATCCGGCACCTTTAAGACCAAAGAAATAGCGGAAGCTATTACTTCTTACGCCGCTAAAAATCCCCTGGGCGTAAGTATCGGGTTTGAAAATTTCGTTTTTGAGCCGGACGAAACCGGCGCTTTTAACTACATCACGACCAAAGAAAGAAGCTTGCTGCCTGAAGTGAGAGCTTCTAATTGGCTTGCTCGGTTTTTTAATTTTACAAAAAAGGAAAAAGACATGTTACCGGAAAAAATCCAGGAACTTTATAAGGCGATGGGGGGCAGCCCTGAAGCGCTCGCTCAGGTCAACGAAATCGTAAGCCTGGCTGCTCAAACCGAAAAGGCTGCTCTCGACGCCGGTCTTACTGTCAAAGAAATTCAGCAGCCTGGTGCTGCTGAAGAAGAGCAGTATATCGGGGATATGACACATAAGGAATTTCAGGACCAGGTCGGCCAGGCTGTCAAAGCTCAGATTGCTCCTTTTGCCGCTGTAATGGGCAACCTGACCGAGGCCCTCAAAGGTGTTTCGACCACGAAAGAGGCTCAGAAAACTCTGACCGAAACCATTGAAAAACAGGCTCAGACCATCAAGGAAATGCAAGGGAAGCTCGGTGAGCTTTCGGCTGAAACCCCCAGGGCCTTTAACCAGTATCGCGCTTCTCAGCAGGATACGACCGTCGATACCACGAAAACTGAAGAGACGGTTAAAAGCCAGGCCCCCGCGCCGGATTCTTATGACGCCTTCTTGAATGGAATGTTCAATTTTGGACCTCAAACCGGGCAACCGGCTCAACCTGTTAAATAGCAGGCTTTGTTTTAGTTTTTTACCTTCCTGAAAGGAAATTCAGAAATGCCTACAGCAGAAATTGATTACGACAAGCTTGCTGCCAGAGTGGTACAAAATCTCATAAAAGGTCAGTCCGAAAAGGCAGTCAGCTCTACCCCGAACTATACCTACGGCTATAGCGCCGGTGGTCTTTTTGCTACTCCCGGTCTTCGAAGCCCTGTCTTCTCGGCGCTCATGCTGCCGGTCTTCGGTCTTCAATCCCGGTTACCTGCTAAAGCGGCCAGCGAAACCAACCCGCTCTTCGGGATTATCTCCGGGGTTGGAGCGGCTACCGGGTCTAACCCGGTCGGCGTTTGTGACGACCCGAAGACTGCCGGGCTCACGACCATCTGTACCCGTTCGGCGGTCTTTGGCCGGTTGAGCCTGCAAACTCCGGTTATCGACATTGACAAAATCGGTAAGAAGGTTAACCAGGCGGTTAATTCCGACCTGACCATCCTGAACAACCCGACCTCTTCGCCTAACAGCTTCATGCCGACCGCTCCGGCTGGCATGGGGGCGGTCCAGAACGCTGTTAAATCTGAAATCGGCAAAATCCTTTTTGAATTCGGTGTTGCCTGGAGCCGGGAATTTGGCAAGCTTCTTTACACCGGTAACCCCTCGAACAACACTTCCGGCGGCGGTTACAAGGAATTTTGGGGTCTTGACGGCCAGATTAACACCGGGCTTTCGGACGCGGTAACCGGTTCGCCCTGCGCGGCTGTGGACTCCATGATTGTCGATTTCCAGTCGGCTAACATCTCCACGAACCAGACTGCCTCGGCCAACATTATCAAATACGTTGTCGGGGTTATGCGGAACCTCAAGTACATCGCTCGCCGGACCGGCCTGGAGCCTGTTAAATGGGTGCTTGCCGGGCCGGACCAGTTGTTCTATGAGTTGACCGCAAGCTGGCCCTGCAACTACCTGACCAACCAGTGTCAGACAGCGGTCGGCACGACCCAGAGCCCGAACGTCTCGATTCAGGTTACCGGGGCCGACGCGGTGAAAATGCGCGATGACATGCGGAGCGGAAATTTCCTCTGGGTTGACGGCCAGCAGGTCGAATTTGTGATTGACGAGGCGATTGCTATCAGCACTTCCGATAACATCGCTTACACTTCCAGCCTTTACTTCGTTCCCCTGACCGTCCTGGGCGGTACCGAAGTGACTTACTTCGAGTATTTCGATTACAGCATGAACGGCGGCAGCCTGGAAGCGGCCAAAGTGCTGGCTCCTGACGGTATGTACTCGGTTTCGGACGGCGGTCGTTTCCTCTGGCACAAGAAGCCGCCGACCAATTTCTGCGTGCAAATGTTGGCGAAGACCGAGCCCCGCCTTCTCTGCCTTACTCCTTTCTTGGCAGCTCGGATTATCAATATTCAGTACACGCCGGTATTCATTACTCGATCGGCCTGGCCGGGTGACCCGAACTATGTTGCGGGCGGTGTTACCAGCGCGGTTACCGACTGGCTCAACTTCGTTACTCCGTAATCTTTCGTTCCGGTTGAGCAGCAGGAGAATTCTCCTGCTGCTCAAAGTTAGATGACAGTTAATTTTTATTGATTAAGAAAGGCTAAATCAATGGCCTGTAGCAGTTGCGGGGGTAGTCCCCTGTTGCAGATGGGAGATGCTTTAACTATGGCACGTCAAGCAGATGACCCGGTGACTCCCGGTACGACCCGTTTCGAATATGTTGGCCCTTTCGCCGGCGGTGTTTCTTACACGAACCCGCAAACTGGCCGGACCTATGTCGGCGGCAATAACAGCCGGGATAAATTCATTGATGTCTACAAAGAAGACGTCGACTATATCCAGGCTCGCGGCGTGTTCAAGCTCATTGAAATCCCGGCTTCGGAAACCATGACCGTTGCTGAAAAAGAAGCTTTGACGCCGCGTGACCCCAAAGCCAACACGACCCTGGAAGACCTGGACTTGCCGCCGGACCCTGATGCCGAACCGGCCCAGGAGCAAGCTGCTGTCGAACCGGTAGCCGAACAACCGGCCCAGGAAGAAGCGGTCGTGGACCCAGAACCGGTCCAGGACCAGGCAGCCCAGGAGCAACCGGTCCAGGAGAAGACTTCCAAGTCTAAAAAATAATGCCTGACCTTCTCCTTCTGTTTCTCCTCGTTTCGGGTATCTATAGCCTGGCCTGTATGGTCGCTAAAGAAGAAGGCCCCTTCAGCATTTTTGTAAAGCTAAGGGGCCTTGACCCGGAGCAAAAGACTTGGCCGGGCCGCCTGGTCACCTGTCCTTTTTGTTTATCGGTCTGGTTCGCAATCCCCGCCGCGCTCCTGTGGTACCTGAGAGTTTTTGAAAGCCGGGAAGCGGTAGCAGTCCTTTTAATTTTCAGTATCAGCGGAGTAATTCTCGCGCTGTTGAGACTTTTCGGGCAAAGATGAATTTGTTAGCACTCGACGATTTTAGAAAAATAATAGGGCATGACCCCTATCATTTCTGGCAGCTTTCCAGTGAAAAGTGGCCGTCTACTTCGTCATGCGACAGTATTTTGAGAAAATATCGCTGGCAAAATGCCCAGGCTATAGGGCGCTTTGAAATCGAGCAGGCTATTAACCAGGCTGAAACCGACCTGGTTAATTACCTGGGTTTTTACCCTGGGCCGCTCTACCAGACCGTTAAATTACCGCTCGGTTGCCCGGTCCACCGGCTTAATTATTTTAATCTCTATTCTTACCAGCGCCGGTATTCCAATGAATTAAAGCTGGGTATCGGTAAGCTTGTTTCCGTTTGCACCGTTACTCGGCAACTCCTGGGTAACTATAAGGTTCAGTACAGCGATAAAAACGGCGATAGCCTGAACGATTACTTCAAGATTGATTTTTCCGATTCTACTTCGGACCCGGCTGACCTGGAAGCTTATTTTACGGGCGCTGACCAGCTTCCCCTTGACGATAGCGACGCCGATTACCAGGTCCGACCGGTCCGGTTTTACCGGCTCAACCCTACCACTATTCGGCTCGAAGGTTTTAACTGGCTCCTGGTCAAACCGGCTTTTTACGAAAACACTATCTATCCCGGTTTTGACCCTAGTATTTCAGGCACCAATACTTCCGGGGCGCTGGAAGTCAGCGATAACCTGAACTTTGTATCCACGCTCGATATTTATAAAAAAGTTTACTCGAATACAAACAAGGTTACTCTGACTGTTACCGATTTTTCCGGTAACTCTACTGTCAGCACCTTTAATGTCGCAATTCATGACCCTGACTTGGGCCTTATCCAGGTTAACCAGGCTTGCTTTGACGCGGCCCCGGTCTGTTATTGCTCGGTTTCTTCGGCCTTTTATACGGTTAATTTTATTTCGGGTGACGACCTCAATAAGTGGAAAGCCACAATAGCCCGGCTGGCTCTGGCCGATATTGCCGCGCCGCTCTGCCCGTGTGAAAGCCTGGAAGTAGAACACTGGCAGAATGACCGGGCGGTTACCGGTAACGGCCAGGGCGGGTTTTCCAGGATTGATAACGACGACCTTAAAAACCCGTTCGGTACCAGGGAAGGCCAGATAGCGGCCTGGCACCAGGTAAAAAATCAAAGAATTCTAGGTGGTTTAGGCAATTAGTTACTTCGAAGGAAGGTTAAAAAATGGGAATTGGTACTGCTGAACAGCACAACACACAACAGCATCTAAGAGCCTTTTACCAGCCTGGCGGCCCTGGTCCTGAACAGGCTCGGCTTTTCGGCGGCTCTGATATGAGCTACATTCAGATTGAAGGCGCCGGAATTGAACTCCTGGGGGACGTTAACGCCTCTTTTATGAACGACCCGCGCCGGGTCGGCCAGTATACGCCTACGGCCATTATGACGACCGCGCCGAGCCTGCCGACCGCTACCGTTACTTTCTCCGAAAGAAAAGGCGGTATCCCCCGGCAGCTCATGGGTTTTGGCTGCAAAGCCAATTTCTATGAACTGGTCGGCACCTGCAAAGACCCCGGTGACTTCCTGCGCGGCTGGTCCGAGTACGTGATGATTTACAGCCAGGGCACCGTCAAAAAGGTTGACCTGGGTGATCGGACCAGTTTCGAAGGTAACGACCGGCTGGAAGGCTCGCTGGACATTACCTGGGGGCGGAACCCGTACCCTGTGGGTGTTTTGAATTTCGGCCCGGCGGGTATCGGCACCGTAACCGCTATCAAGGTTGAAGATATTTGCTACGGTTCTCAAATTCAGTGTGACGCGAACTGCGGTATCTCGAACGACGGCAGCCGGTTCATTTACGCGGCGGTTGACGGCGCTGCCGCCGCGAAGCCGATTGTGGTCTATTCGACCGATTACGGCGCAAACTGGACCCAGTATATCTTGACCCTGGGCGCGAACGCCGAAATCCCTTCGGCTATTGACGTTGTTGGTTCTTACCTGGTCGTTGTGACGAAGACCGCCGGCGGTGCGAACCAGGGCGGCTATTATTACACCGATATTAACAACAATACCGGTGTTCCGAACTCGGCCAACTGGGCCAAAGTTACGACCGGCTTTATCAACCTGGCAAGCCGGGCCCCGAACGATATTTATGTAGCCAATACTAATGAAGTCTATTTTGCGGCTGACGGCGGCTACATTTACAAGAGCACCGATATTACCCAGGGCGTTGTTGTAAACAACGCCGGGGCAACCGTCACCACGAACCTGCTCAGAATTCGCGGCCTGGACAATACCATTATCGCAACCGGCTCCACTTCGGCGGTAATCGTCACTTATAACTCCGGTAAAGTCTGGGGTGTTCCGACTACCAGCCCCACGACCGGCCCGGTCGGCGTTCAGGCGGTAGCGCTGCAAAATCCTTCTTTCTGGTGGGTAGGTACCGACGACGGTCGGCTTTTCTATACTGTAAACCGGGGTGAGACCTGGGTCCAGAAGCGTTTTTCTGGAGACGGCGCGGGCCAGGTCCGGGACATTGTCTGGGCTACTCCCGAAGTCGGTTATTTCTCGCACTCAACGACAGCTCCGGCTGCTCGCATTTTCTCGACTTATGACGGCGGCTTTAGCTGGACCAATATTGCACCACGCATTAATGCTTTCGGCACTATGGCGAACGCGTACCGCCTGAATGTGCCTGTTTACGCAACTGACCCGATAGCGGCTAATAACCTGGCCGTTGCCGGAGTCGCTGCGAACGGGACTGACGGCATGGTCTATATGGGCTCGGCTGGCCTAATTTAATAGCTTGATACGCCTGACCTGGCAGCTAAGCTGCCAGGTCTACTTGCTTAGGAGATGACAGATGACACAGGAAACCCCTTCTGCCAATAAACCGCTTATTGGCAATCTTTTTATTCGCAACGGTAAATCCTATTTCCGCTTTGCC